TCTATATTTGATACTATACTTTCTTTTGGAAGTTCTTGAATTTCTTTATCTTGTAATTTATTTAAAAATTGAACCATTAATTTCATTTTATTATAGAATTCATCTCTTGATTTTATCATTTTAATAATATTTTCATTATCACCAATAACTTTATCTTTAATATCTTTATCTTCTTTCAACTTTAAACTATCTGTATTGTTTACTATAAATCCTCTTTGTTCATTTTTAATTTTAGGAATAAAAACATCTTCATTTTCTGATTTTTTTGCTTGGATTTCTCCTAATCTTTTTGAAATAAATTCATTATATTTATCTAAGTTAGATAATAATTCTTCTCCTTCTTCTGTGAATTGTAAAGCAGATAATAAATTATCAAAAGGTAAAGGATCTGGTTGATCGATACTTTTTTTGTATGAAGCCTCTAATATTTTATTAATATCTTCTACTTGATGTGCATCACCTCCTAATTGATATGAAACAAGTCCTAATTGTGTGTAACCTCCTGTTTGGTCGTCAGGTTTAGCAGGTATAACCTTTCTTGGATCTTCTTTGCTTCTTACTGAATCCAGTAATTTCATAAATCTTCCTCTCACTCTTTCAAAGACCGGTTTTGTTTTTCCAACAACAACAGAAGCATCATCAGGAGAATCAACAGGAGGATTAACAGGAGGATTAACAGGTTCAAGGGAAGGAATTGATGAATCTGATGATGCATCATCGAAGATAGGAGGAGAGGGTTCATACAATTCATTAGTTGTAATTACTTGTTGTAGTTTTTCTTTTTCTTGCTGTCGTTCTTTAATTAAATTTTCATATTTATTTTTGTCATTATTGGCCCTATTCAATAATCCTTGTTCGTTTGTTATTATTTTTTCCAAATTTTCAATACTTTTTTGATCTTCGGGAGTTTGGACATTTTTATTCTTCGACAAAGTGAGAAGTTCTTCGTTCCTTTTTAATCTTTCTTTTATTTCATCTATCTCCAAATTTGTTGATTTTATATTATTTTCATATTTACTAATTATTTCATCAATACCTTTTACAATCCCTTCATTCACATACTGGTCATAAGGTGACTTAGTAGTTGGAGGTCTAGGTGGTAATACATTACTACTAGATGAATCTGAAGGTTGAGGTAGTGACGAAGGTGGAGTAGGTACATAAGTAGGTTTTGATCCTTCTCTGACTTGAATAATATTATCATCAGAACTAGAAGTTAACATTTGTGGATTACGATCACGACGAATACTAGGGGCAGGAGGACTTGTAGCTACTATGCTTCGTGGCTTGATTCCACTTAGACTCCCCTCCCAATAATTATTTGTATTTTCTAGAGGTTGCATTGTTTCTTCATGATTAGGAAAAGGAAACATAGGAGGAGTTGTGGAAACAACCGAAGGAGAGTGAGTAAGATCGATTGCTCGTAGATTTTCTTGAGTTAAATCCTCATTATTAGTAGAAATAGCAGAAGGAGCCGAAGAAGGACGAGGGACACTAGGAGAAGTAGCAGAAGGACTTGGGTCATACGCAAATGTTGATGGACTGGATACTTGTTGTGCTACGACGTCATCTTTTTTCTTATCTGCTTCTTCCTGTTTTATCTTATTCTCCATATCTTGTTTTTCTTTTGCAACTTTAACTAATTGTTCTCCTACTACCGGATCACCTGCTACTACACTCTTGTATTCACTACTATCACTTCCTGTTGAAGCAGTATCAAATTCTGATGATCTTGTAGACTTAGTTGATGATGATGGTGAAGCATTAGCTTTTCGTGCAAGGTTTTCTCTAAATCGTCTTTGAATTATTTTCGCTTTTTCATTCATACTTTCATTCGCTGAAATCTCTGCATTAACTCTTGATGCTGGCTTTTGTGTAGTATCAGGAGGATTACTAGAAGGTGGTCGAGGATTAATAGAAGGTGGTTGTGGTCTATATCCAACTCCTACTGGTTTACTTGAAGTTGGTGAAATACTTGTTGATGCAGGGTTTGGGATGGATTCTTCATGATCACCATCTGGTTTTGGAGGTGGTTTAGGTCTATATGTACCTGATGGTTTACTAGAAGGTGGTACTTGATGTTGAGGTACTGGTTGTTTGTTAACTAGATCTGATAGAGTCATTAGATTTCCACCATCTCCACCATCTCCCCCATCTTCATCATCTCCACCATCTCCTCCAGGTTTATCAAAATATGATGCCAAATTATCATCAATTTTAAAAGGATCTGATCCTTCTATAGGTGGTGGTGGTGGCTTAGGAATTTTAATTTCATCAAATTTATTATCTAGAGTTTCGATTATTTTATCAATATCTTCATCATTTATAATGTTTTCAGCTATATCTTTTAAAAATCGTTTGTTATATTCTGTTATTTCATCATTATTTTTATATATGTCTTTCTTGATTTTATCAATAATTTTTTCATTAGTTATTGATTCATCTTTATCTTCAGATAATAATACATAATTAAGATAACCGAAGTAATTCATCGTTTTAATTACATTATTCATATTTGCATCCGTATCATTACTAGGCACTACTACATCATTAATTGTCGCTGTAAAATTCACTCTATTATTATGTTCATTTTTTTCAACAGTATTACTTACGTAATCAGCAAGAAATTTTTCGTCATTATGTCTTGGATTATAGGTATGATCTAAAATATCTTTTAAGGTTTCTATAATCTCTTTAGTAAAGTCTTTAACCATTAATCTATTTATTATTGATGGATCATTTATAAAATCTATTTCAAAATGTCTAATTGAAGTTTCTGAATTATAATTAACAATAATAAAACTTTTATTTCCATCTTCCTCTATTTCATATCCTAAAAATGCGTATCCTTTTTCTAATTTTTCAATACGATCAGTTACACTTTCAATTTTTCTTTTAACCTTTTCAATAATTTCTTTATTGTAACCTTTTTTTAGATTATCAAATGATGAAAATAAAACTTTTTTTTCATCTATTTTTTCATATTTTAATCTACTATCATATTCTTTAATATAATTATTTAATGCTTCATCAATTGTCTTGATATTTGCATTAATCGGTTCTGTGAGATCTACAAGTACACCATCTTTTTTATCATAGAAATCACCTAGCTCATAATCTAAGTAATTTATTCCATTTAAATATAAAGAAAACAAATCTCTAAGTACAATATTATCTTTCAATGAATTTGAATAATTTTTTCCTTTATTTTTTTCTTTTATCTTTTCCTTTATTTCATCTAATTTTTGTTTTTCCTCCTTTAATATAACATTTTCAGTATTTTTAAATGAATATTGACCATAAAATAGTTTCTTTATTGTTCTATAATACCTTTCATTTATATCTATCAAATAATTTTCTTCACTTACTTTTTCTTCTTTTTTTTTTTCAATTCTCTTTTTCAATTCTGATAATGATCTCTTTGCAAGATTACGATTATATTCTGTATTAATATATTTTTCTAAATCTTCATCATTACTATTATGAATAAAATCATTAAATGCATTAACATTTTTAATAAGTGTATTTTTACTTGTCTTTAAAAAGAATGTATCATCACCATCATCATATATATAATAAATAAACTTAATTAGTGTGTCTATATCTTTTGTAAAATCAACATCTAATTTTTTCAATAACGATAATGTTTTAGTTTCAGGTGGTCCTTTAGTGACCCTAACAATCACAGGTGGTCCTTTAGTGTCCTTAACAATATTTTTTGAATTATCAGGTGATGTTTCTTGTTGATTTAAAATATACTTAAAATTATGTATTTCTAATTTAATTAATTTACTTTCAGCAAATATAAGTTCTTTGAAATTTTTTGTATAATCATTGTCTTCGTTTTTAATAAAACTAAGTAATCTTGTCACTTTGGCTTTTTCGTCTTTCTCTTTTTTAATTTCAGTATTTAACAAGTTAATTTCATTATACTCACTTTTAATATGCGATTTTAATAAAGTAGTTTTTATATAAATTTTTAAAAAATCTTCAAAATTACGATCACCTTCATCAAAATTATTATTTTTTATTGTAATTAATTCATCTATTAACGTTCTATCTTCTTCACCCTTTTCTATATTAGGTGTTATATATGTATTTAAATAATCCTTGATGTTACTTTTATCTATTTCAAGATTTGAATAAATATCAAAATTATCTTTCAAGTCCTTATAATTTGGATGATTATCTCCCATACTAATAATACCATCACAATTAAACAATGTTGTATCAATTTCTTCTTTTTTATAAAAATCATTTATTATATCTGTTTCTTTTTTGGATAGTTCTTTTCCTGTAAAATTTTCTAATATACCAATGTTTGATGCATTAATTGGTGAAAATTTTTTATCTATATCATCAAAAATAATTGGATTTTCACCTCCAACGAATTTTTCAAATACATAATTAATGAGTACTTCATTATTTAATATTTTGTCTAATGAATCTATACTATTTCTAAAATCATTATATTCTCCGGTGATGAATTCATAATTACGAGTTAATTCGGCAACAGTATCGATTGATTGCTTTAAAAAAATTGAAAAGGAATTTTTTTCTTCCCAATTCTTCCAAAAATCTTTAAAAGAAGAAAAAATGTAGGATTTTTTTCCATTTTTTTCATTATATGATACTACTTTCCCCTTTCTCTTTTTATTTTGAAGATCTAATTGATCGAGTGTAAATTGAATTTTACCCTCGTTTGTCTTTACAAAACTACCATCTTCATTCTTATTTGCGACCAAACTTTGATATATTCTATCATATGATGTGTCTTTACCGCTTTCAATAGTAAAGTTACGTGCTATTATTCCGTCATTCATATCATTTGGATCAAAAGTAAAATTTAATTTCATTTTATTATCATCATTGTAAACATAATGATATGGTGAATTTATATTTCCATCGATTTTATTTCCTGATCCAATTAATGGAATTAGAATTTTAACTAAAATTTTCTCACACATATCATCTATAACTTCATTATTAGAAAATTTATTAACACTAGGTTTTATATCATCTTTTAATTTATTAAAAATTTTTATCGATAATTTTATTATAGTACTAAGAAGACTTTTAAAGATATCTCTGATACTAATAATTTGTGTTCTATATTGTTCTATATTTACATTTTTTGTAAGAAACTCTGTTAGTCCTTCTAGGGATTCTTTTTGTTTTCTTGTAAATTTAATTGATTTCTGAAGATTTACCATTTGAGTTACAAATTTTATTAATTTATCATCAATATTTTTTATATCTTGTTCATTATTTTTAAACCCAATAGTGATTTCACTACTTTTAGGATTAATATTACTCTTGTAAAAAGATTTAATTTTATTATCAATATAATAGTCGTTATTTGTAAAAATTTTATTAAATTCTGATATATCATTTATTAAACCTTGGAAATTGAAATTACTACTTTTAATTTCTATATCTCTGTGTCTTTTATTTTGTGTCATTTTTTCTCCTATATGTAATTCTTTTCTTCTATCCATTTCTTCTTGTTTTAATGATTTTTTTAAATTGTTAACTTTATCAACGAAAGTAACTAACTCCTTAATAATTTCAGCAATATCAATAGAATTAAATAATAATTCAAAATATTCCTTTTTATCCTCAATGTAATTTATAAAAATATTAATAGTATTTTTAATTTTCTTAAGAGTTTCTAAGTCTTGTTCAACATTTTTTGAAACATCTAGAATTTCATTATTTACATTGAGTGCTTTTGTTTTAGTTTCTTTATATAAATTTTTGTATATACGTTCGAAATCTTTTACATCGTTATAATTAAATAAATTCCCCACACGATCTAATTGATCAATTAATCTTGAACCAGATATATTTAACTTCATAAATTTAGAAAAAGTTCTTAAATCTTTTTTTTCTGTGGTTCCTCCAAACTGTAATGGATTTTCGTCACTAGTGTTTATTATTTGATCTTTATAATCTATATTATCTTCTTTATTTTTAGAAATAACTTCCGCTAATGGTTTTGCCCTTTTAAAATTAATATTTCTTTGTTTAATCGGTACAAATTCACTTTGTGATTTTAAATCTGATTCTTCATCTGATTCTTCATCTGATTCTTGATCTGATTCTTGATCTGATTCTTTGCCTGAACTTAGTGAATCTCGTGTCAATGCTCCAACAGTGACGTCGGAAGCTACACTATCATCTTCACTTGCTGTTTCACGAATAATATCAGTAGTATCAATAGGATTAGGTTCTTCTTTAACCCTCTTTTGAGAAAGTTTCTTTTTAAGTGAAGATAAATTAATTTTTTGATTATCTGTTAGTTTCTCTGGCATTTTTTCCAATATTTCTTCTGCCTTTTTTTTAGTTTCTGATATTTCTATAGAAGTATTTGTATCATCTATATTTAAAGCATTTGTATTATCCACTATTTCATGAACTTTTTTGTGTTGTTCATTCTCATCACTTATTTTTTTAATTTTATCATCTAAAATTGTATTTAAATTTTTTAAATATTCACTAACTTTACCTAATGCTTCATCTTTCTTTTCTTCTAATGCATTTTTGTAATTATTAATATCGTTATTAAATGTTTGTAATGCTTCTTTTTTTTTATCATATTCACTTTTTATATTTTCTAAACTGTTATTTAAATAGGAACTTTCTTTTTCAGTATTAGTTAGTTGATTTTTAAATTGATCTCTTTTAATAATTGTATCAAATAACATAATAAATGCTGGTGGAACGTATCCACTAGCTTTTGTTACAAGTTTATTGAATATTTTCCAAAATTTATTTGGAGCACCACCGATACTACTGTTTTTAAAAGTAATATTTCTAATGTTGATATTATTTTTATTTCTTTTTAAAGAAGATTTTATTTTACTAATTTTTTTTTTAACAATTCTTTTTTTTGTTTGTTTCTGATTAGAAAATAATTTTTTAATTCTTCCTTTAGATAATTTCATAGTATATATTAAGCTTAGATTTTTTGTAATTATACTAAATATAATATATAACTATCTATATATATGAGTGAAATATACATTGATTGTCAGCCAGTGGGTACAGATGATGAAAAATTAGTTTTTAAAAAGAAAAAAGTAAGCTTTGAAGGAGGAATGGACACTAATAATCAAGAGTTTCAAATAGCAGCAGTAAGTATAGTCTCTTTTGGTGTCTTATGTACAGCGTTATATTTGGGTAGAAAATTTTTCTTTAAAAGACAAGATTAATATAATTAAGTTTATTAAAATTATATTAATTTAAAGTGATGTGGCATTATACAAATTATCTAAAACAGGTTCATATTTAGGAGGTAGAATATCACCTGTAACAAGAGGTAAGATTTTACTTACCATTTCTTCTTCAAGTGATGAGTGCTTAATATTTTCGTTCATTTTTTCCATCATTTTATCTTTTTGTGCTTGTGTAGGTACATGATTCATTAATCCGTATACTCCAGTAGATCTTCTGATAACTTCGTACGCAACGACTAAACCTAAAACAGCTAAAACATTATTTTTTGTGTAAAATAATGATAAAGCTGAAACAACAACAAAAACATTACCTAGAGTAGTATCTACTAAAGATGCGATAACTCTGGGAATTTGAATATCAAATAGTAAAAATATGATAAAAAGTACAGATAATAATAAATGACTTTTTTGTACTTTAGTGAATGCTTTTTTAATAGTGTCTAACATTACTTATATTGTATTATAAGAAGATATTATTATAAAAATTGAAATAAAAATAATAAATATAATCTTTTATAATAAAATGAGTAAATTGACTTATCTAGGTAAGAAAGGTTATACAATCTTTAAAAAAGATTTGAATAAAGAGGAAGAGAGTAAAATTATTAATGATTTAATTGTAAAACCTTTTATTCCTAAATCAATAATACCAGCAAATAAGTTTCCTATATACAGAGAGAGTAGTAAAAAATATTATTTACCGAGATTCTATGGAATAGAAAAATTTGGTAATCCTAAAAAGTTGGAAATAGAGAGTGGAGATAATATAAAATTAAATTTTAAAGGTAATTTACGTGATTATCAAACGAATATAGTAAAAAAGTATGTAGATTATGTAGGTGAAATGGGTGGAGGATTATTAGAAATAGATACAGGATTAGGAAAAACAGTAATAGCATTAAATATTTTAACAAAATTAAATGTTAAAACATTGATAATAGTACACAAAGAATTTCTAATGAATCAGTGGATAGAAAGAATAGAAGAATTTATTCCTACAGCTAAAGTTGGTAAGATACAGGGATCAAAAAGAGATATTGAAGGAAAAGAAATAGTAATAGGAATGTTACAATCATTATCAATGAAGGATTATGATTATGAATTATTTAATTCTTTTGGATTAACAATAATAGATGAGGTACACCATATGGGGGCTGAGGTATTTAGTCAAGCATTGTATAAAGTAGTAACTAAATATATGTTAGGATTATCAGCAACTATGGATAGAAAGGATGGATTAACATCTGTATTTAAAATGTTTATTGGTGATATAATTCACACAGAAAAACGTAAACAAGAAAATAATAATGTTATAGTAAGAAGAATAGATTATAAAGTAGATGATGAAGAATTTAATGAAATAAAACATAATTTTCGAGGAGATGTATGTTATAGTAGTATGATAAATAAATTATGTTTATATAACAGGAGAAGTGAATTTATAATAAAATTATTACAAGCTTTATTCAAGGAAAATAATAATCAACAGATATTAATTTTGGGACATAATAAGAATTTATTAAAATATTTATATGATTCAATTCAACATAATAAAATAGAAAGCGTTGGATACTATCTAGGTGGAATGAAACAAGATGATTTAAAAATTAGCGAGGAAAAAAAGATAATAATTGCAACATATTCAATGGCTTCCGAAGGACTAGATATAAAATCATTAACAACATTATTAATGGTTACACCCAAATCTGATGTAGTACAATGTGTAGGAAGAATATTGAGAAGTAAACATGAAAATCCAATGGTAATAGACATAGTTGATCAACATGATATCTTCAAGAGACAGTATTATAAACGTAAGAAATTTTATAGTGAACAAAAATATTTAATCGAAAATACATCAAATATTAAACTTGAAGAAAATAATTTTAAATTTAAAAGGATAATTGAAAAATACGAAGACGAAGAAGAAAAACCTAAAAGTATATTTGGAAAATGTATTATTGATTTAACTGAATAATATATATAAATATATATACATGTATTTAGGATTTCCGTTAATTGAATGGAAGTGTGCAATATATTCATCACTTTTAGCTATATTTATAAATTTAGTAATATCATATATTATTTTATTTTTTGCAACAAGAGATGAATTAGAACCAGGAAATAATTCACATAAATTATCTTTTAAAAGTCAAATGGTTCATTCATTAGTTGCTTTTACTAAAATACCAATACCTAATTCAATAATAATTTTTATAATTTCTGTAACAGCAGTTTTAATAAGTCATAAAATATGGAATTGTTAATAATATATAAATAAATTATTAATATATTATTTAATGAACATAATTATCTTTTTGACAAGAATTATATGTTGAAAATGGAGGAGGATTAGCTTCAGCAATGCTATTTAAATTTGTGTCCATTCCATATCCAAATGCAACAGGTGCACCTCCTCTATGTCTTCTTCTTCTAGTTCTTCTTTTTTTCTTACCTCCGAATTGCCCTTGTAAGTTATTGATATCTCCACTAGGAGAGATATGTGATTTACTTATAAGATCAGTATTTGGTGTCATATCACTTTTAGTTAAGTGACCCAAACCTCCTTTTGGTCCCATTTTTATTTGATCATTAGGCATTAAAGTATATGATCCACCTTTTAATCTACGTCTAGAGGTTCTTCTTCTAGATATTCTTCTTTTAGAGCTTCTTTTCATTCTAAGTGATTTTCTTTTTTTCATGTGTCTTTTTCTAAATGTTCTTCTTCTTCTTTTACCTCCCCCAGATAAACCACATGAGGGTACAGCAGAAGAACTAAAGTGTGCTGAAAATTGTGAATTATCAGTATTTGCTAGTCTAGACATATATATATTGTAAATATTTTTACGAAACCAAATATTATGATTTTTGAATTAAGACATTTTTAATATCTTTTCTGTTTGCAATTTTTCTTTCCTTTGTTGTTTTTAATGGAACCCATTTTTTAAATCTATAATTATATTCACAAAGTATATTTGCACTCTTATTCAAATTAACAAATTTATCTTCATTTATGTTTTGAAAGTCTTCGTCATCATCACTTTCCTCTAAATAATCTAAATCTTTATTTTCTCTAATATTTCTAAAAATATTATTCATATATACACTTGTTTTTAAATCAGGAATATAAGCTAAATCATGAAATACTGGTTCGGGATAATTATGACAATATAATTCATATATATCACTTTTAATTCTTGGTTTAATCATAAATGTTAATCTAGGTAATTTAGTTTTATTCTGATTATATATTGTATTTAATACAGTATTATTTTTGTTAATTCTATATTGAATGTGATATAATTGATAAGGTAAATATTTAATTTGTTCAAAAATATCTTCTTTTTTATTTGAAATAATAGGTAGAGATACAATTAGTTCTGACTTTAAATAAACAGTTTGATTGATTTCTTCTTTAAAAATAATTTTGAAATTTGATAGTTTCTTTTTAAAATTATCCTTAAAAACATTTATACCTTTATAATAAATAATATCTTCACATGAAAAAAATTTATTTTTATAGTGAAATATTGTTCCATAAAATATAGTTCCTAATGATAACTCACCGTTAAATTGACAAGTTTCTAAAGTAATTCTACTAATTTCCATATTGCTATTTTTTTCAACAATTAAGCAAACATTTTTATCGTTTAAGTATGTAAACCATAAAAAACATTTTTTACCTTGTGGTATAGCTAAACAATAATCATACTTATAAACTTTATTATGATGTATTTCTTCATAACAAAGTTCTATTTCTGGAAATCTTTCCGATAAAGTTGACTTTTCCTCATCATTTAGATACATTATATTAAATCATAATTATAGCTTTAAATCATTTATAATTCGTTGTTACTCAAATTATCATTAAAATTACTATAAGGTTTACTTTCACCTCCTTTATTTTGAACATCTTTTAAAAAATTTTTTAATTTATTTTTCATATCATTATTATCTAAATCTGAAATATTAGTAGTTCCTTCATGTTTTTCACTTTTATCATTTTTTAATTCATTATCTTCTTCATAAAAATTTATTTTATTTTCTATATCTTTATATTTTTCATTAGGTTTTTCAATATAATCATATATCTTTTTATCTGTAAGTTGATCTTTAAAATAATTAAAAATTGTATGAAAAAGAAAAATAAATATGAAAGATAAAATTACAATTTTTAGAAAATGAAAAAAATCCATATAAGTATTATAATATTAATAAATCAAATTTTAAACTTTTTTATTTACTCTAACTCTTTCTTCTATATCTTTAATATTTGGAAGTGGCATTTCTTTCTTTAAGTATGATAGAAAAAAATGGCCTCCAAAACCCATAACAACTAAAAGTATTACAATTTGTATTAATTGAGAGAAAATTCCATTTCCAAGATATTTTTTAATAATATCCTTCATATAATAATAATAAATAATTATTTTCCATAAATAATATCAAAAAATTCGTTAAAGTCCTCTTTTATTGAAGAATTATTTAAATCTGCATTTGAGTATTTTGCGTGATAACCTTCAAGTATAAAATAAAAATCACAAATTTCATTATCAATAAACTCAATTACAAATGTTAAAGGTGATTTATCTCTAAGACGATAATAGTTTATTTTTTTAATAATTTTTATATGGTTATTTGGTATTTGAGATACTGTATGTTTTAATTTATTGATAATTGTAGTATCAATAGTTATATTAATATCATTTATATAGTTGTCTATTTTGTTGATTTCTCCATCATTAATTTCAACTTCCATTACTTTATTATTTTGTATTACATATATACCTTCTAAAGAATATAGAAAAATAATATTATCTGTTTGGCTTATCATATTATTTATTGTATTTAAATCAATATTTAACCATAATTTATCAAGATATATCCTCATAATAATATTAACTATAAACTATTTAAACCATTGTTTTAAATAATATTATGGATTTAACTATTATTATTGTAGAAACAAATGGAAATCTAAAGGAAAGTACCATTAAAAAAATAGATGAAAACACATTATACAAAAAATGTAATTTAAAAAAACCTGATGATTTTAATAAAAAGACAGAATGGAAAGTAACTATTGATAGCACAAAGTATATTATTACTCTATTTGCTAAAGATAAAGGTAGAGCAAATAATGAAAATAAATACGATTTTCCTCCACCCGTAGATGAGCAATTATTCTTTGGAAATTGTATATTATTTGCTAAAGACGTAAAAGATGATTATGTAGATTTAAAAATACCACTTTGGATAAAAATATATGAAAAATTATTTGGTGGATTTGAAAATTTAAATGAAACAATAGAAGATGATGATAATGAAGAAGATGAATTGGAAAATATAGCTGATGAATTGAAAAGTAAGGATGGATATTTAAAAGATGATTTTATTGTTGATGATGATGAAGAAGATGAAGAAGAAGATGAAGAAGAAGAAGAAAGTTGGGATGAAGATGATGAGAATGAATTATCTAATGAAGATGAAGACGAAAGCGATCATGATGAAATGTTAGATGAATTAGGATCAGAATTAAGTACGGAAATGTATGAATATAGTGATGAAGACTAATAAATTTAATTTATTCTAATAAAATATTCAATTATATTTAATGAATAATTTTAGAAACATAATATTATTCAGACATTTTTTAGGACAAGAAAAAAAAGGTGTTGCAAAAACACCTAGTATTTTTTATAACAAAATGAAAAATAATAATAATTTTAGTTTTTGTAATGTAGCATCTGGAGATTATAATCCATATTCTAATTTAAAAAGTTTATATTTAGTTAATGAATTTATAACAGGTAAGAGAATAAACATTGGTGGTGACCATTCAATGTCTATATCAACAGTTGCACATTCACTCAACAGATATCCAGATTTAAAAGTTATTTGGTTTGACGCACATGCCGATATAAACACAAGAGATAAATCTATTTCAAAAAATTTACATGGAATGCCTTTATCTTTTTTATCAGGATTAGATAATTCAAATGAATTAGAGTTTATACATAATAAACTAAATTTAAAAAACTTAATATACGTTGGAATAAGAGACATAGATAATTATGAAAAGGAGATATTAGAAAAAAACGAAATAAAAGTGATTAGTGTAAATGAATTTAATAATAATATTTTAAAAAGTGAAAGAATATTAAAAAAATTTGTAAAAAATAGTCCATTTCACTTGTCTTTTGATGTTGATTCTATAGATCCTGCATATATTCCATGTACAGGTACACCAGTTAATAATGGACTTATACCAAAACAAGTAAAACCAATATTGAATAATTTATTGAGAATGCAAAACTGTTATAATGTTGATATTACTGAATTAAATGTTTCAGAAGATACTTTTACTGATAATGATATTAAAAAGAGTCTAGAAACAATAAATAATATTTTAGATATTTAAAAAATTGATTTAAATATTTACTATTACAAATTATTATAGTAAATATGTTGAAGGTATCAAATCCAGATGAATTTAGAAATAATATAAGATTAAAATTGAATGAATTATGTAAAAATGAAAAAAAATCAACTAATTTAGAAAAAGGTCTTTATAATTATGCTATAAATGAAGCAAAAAATAGAAAGATTGTTAAAAAATGGGACAACCCATATTTTGCGCAAATATATACTGACCGAGCAAAAACAGTTATGATAAATTTAAATAAATCGAAACAATTACTAGAAAATTTATTAAAGTCAACAAAGCCTCATGAATTCGCATTCATGACACATCAAGAAATGAATTCTGAAAAATGGCAGGATATTATAAATAATAAGATGAAAAGAGACAAGAGTAAGTATGAAACTAAAATGGAAGCATCCACAGATACTTTTACTTGTAGAAGATGTAAATCTAAAGAATGTACATACTATCAGATGCAGACAAGATCAGCGGATGAACCTATGACAACTTTTGTTACATGTATCAATTGTAACAATAGATGGAAATGTTGATTAAGAATAAGCGGGAGGAGGGCCTTGTTCAGAAGAAGGAGGAGGCTTAATTGGATATCCATCTCTATTAAGAATATTACCTTTTTTATCATGAATAACAAAAACTTTAAACATTTTTGAATAAACTTTTAAATTTTCGTTTGTGTTAATAGCGTTAATTCTCATTTTAGCTCTATTTGCGTCACCTTGACTAGTAAAAGCTGCAATTCCTCTTCTCTCAAAAGCTTTTTCTAATTTTCTAGAAGTCGCTCCATGTACACCAGTAAAAATACTAAGATTTCTTTTTAAGGAATCTTTTATATTTAGTCCGCCTCTTTTTTTTCTAGTATGATTTTTCTTTTTAATATATTTTTTAATAGTTGATTTCATTATATAATATACAAATAAAAATAAATAATTATATATTATCATTTAGAAACTGAGTATCTCTAAATCTTTTACTTTCCAATACTCACAAGAACCTCCTGGTAAAGGTCTTTTAATAATAAAAGGTATCTTCTTTGCTTTAAGTTCCATTTCAGCGATAACATAGCTGTCTATAATGTTATCTTCAACATTTACAAAAATTTTTGCATTATTATCAATTTGTTTTGCTCGTTGACCTAAAATTCTAGCTTTCTCATACTTTGTCAATATAGGAAGAGTTTTATGAAAAGGATCAATAATATTATTATTTGAATCACGAACAACTTTTGAAAGAGTTTCGATTTCATCGTAATTATGAAAAACACTTTCTGGATGATAGTTTTCTAATGTTTTATTTGATAGATCTTTAATTTTCTCAAAATAATCTTCATCGTCATCGTCGTCATCATCATCATCATCGTCTGAAGTAATAGCATTTTCAGAAATATTATCAAATTTATTATTTTCTTCAACAGTTTCATTGTCACTTTCTAATTCTTCATTAATTGTATCATCATCAGTTTCATTATCTGACATTTCACTTTTATTCTCATAATATTCTTCTTCATTTTCAGAACCTGCAAAAGATTTTTCATCTTCACTATCCATGATTGTATATTAAAAATAAATATAATAATTTTAAATCAATTTTAATAATTATTATAAATAAATTTCTGATAAATGTCTAATCATTTTTCCATAGAAAATCACATGTGGGGCAAAGATATACATATTTCATATTAATATCATCATATCTAAAATATATTATTTCATCATTCTCTTTATCTTGTTCATTTCTTTCTTTAGTATATCTCTCGCACTCTTTATTTGGACATTTAATATTTTTTATTCTAGGTAAAGTTGGATCTAATTTAATATAAGGATTTGAACCGAAGTCATAATTAGTATTTTCTTTAAATGTAGTTTTAGATACACAAAGATCCATATTAGAAAGATTAGTTTCTTCATTTCCACAATTTCTACAATAATAAATCAAACTGTCAGAATTGTCACTATTTATTTTCATGTAATATAAATTATCACACTTCTTACAAAACTCCATTAGTATAATATAATATAACAATTTTATTTTAAACGTTTTCAATTTTATTCTTTAATAAAATAAAAACATCATTTAATTTATCCCAATTAACATCGATTGTCATATTATATTGACTATTAATTCTAGTGTTTGACGGTATGATAGAACGTTTACAATTAATTTTCTTTTCAATATTTTTCCAATTTTTTTCAACATTTTCTTTAACAAATTCAAGAAAAGGAGAGTATTTATCAGGAATAACAATATTCAACTGTTGATAACACCTTATAAATGCTAATTCAACATTCTTATATTCAATAATTTTGTTGTAGTTATTTACTTCATCTTTTCTTTCCATTGTGTAACCTGGTTCATTACATAGTGGATATTCATTTAACACAGTACATAAAGTAAGAAGTATAGTTGTAATAGTTTGACAAGATGTCCAACCTTCACCTTTCCATGTATTTAACATAGATAAACATACTTTTCCATTTCTATATAAATTTGGATTATACCTAATATTATCTCCCCAATTAAAAAATGTAACCACAGGAGGAGAGTGTGGATAATTACCAGGAAAATCAAAATCAAAAAAATAGTGGCCATATTCATAAGGAGTGTCAGGAGGACCAATAATTAAAGCATAACCCTTTAAAATATTTTCTTGATCATGTTCATAGTATATACCCTGATCATTTAATGGATTCTTTTTAATGCATTTAATATCTGATGCTAATCTTTTAAGTGTATCTCTGGAATATAATATTTGATTTTCTTCTCTCTTAATTGAAAAATCACTCATAAATAAATGTAAGAGTATATTTTTATATTATTTAAAAATAATATTGTGTGTCAATTGTCTCTCATATAAATATAAAAATTGATTTTAAAATATAAACATATATATTATTAACAATATGCCAACTTCTTTACAAACCGAACGAAAGTTTAAGTCTTTTCTTAAAGAGTATGAAGCAAAAAAAATAAAAGAAGGTAAAATAACACATACAAGAATACCAAAATATTATGGTGATCCGAAAGATAAAGATCCTAGAAATATTTATGGTGGTTCTTGGATAATACCCGAAGATAAATTAGATGAATTTCATAGTTTGTATACTGAATATGTTTTTATACATAATAAAACAGAATACTTAACAGAAACTCAGAATGACAATGGACAAATATTAATAGATTTAGATTTTCATTTTCCAATGTCAATACAGCGTAGAGAAGATATATATGCTAATTGTGATGATGATGATTGGCATGATTCTAGAAAAGATGTAATAACATCAATAATAGAAAAATATCTTGAAAGTCTTCGAGAAATGCTAGTTATAAATGAAACAATACCAGTATATATATTTGAAAAAAGCGAAGTTGTTATTGTACCTGATAAAAAAATTACAAAAGACGGTGTTCATATAGTAATTGGTATAAACTTAAATCGTAGGTTACAAGAAAAATTAAGAAATATGGTTTTAAATAAAATAAATAATTCAATAGAACAAAAAGAATTTTGGATAGATTTACCAGAAATTCTAAATAAAGATAAATGGAATGACGTAATAGATTATTCTATTGCTTCTGGTAATACAAACTGGCAGATTTTAGGAAGTCAAAAGCCAGAATGTGATAAATATGAATTATCGTATGTTTATATATTTGAACTAGATACAGATAATTCTTGGGGATTAGAAGAAAGTATTGAATTTGAAGATGATGAAGATAAAAAAAATTATGTCTTAAAAAATTTTAGAAATTTAGGAGCTAATGGTTTTGGTAGAAATTTTGAAATTCAAAGTAATTTTGACGTTGGTTCTATAATAAGTACAATTGAATCTTCATTAATAGTATCAAGTAATCAAAATAATTTATTGGTTGGTAATTGTGCTCCATCATTTGTGTTTCCAGACTTATCAACAATAACAAGTCAACCTGTGTTAGACTTAATAATAGAGAATATGTTATCAATGGATAATTTACGTCCTACTGATTATGAAAGATTGAAAAATACTCACGAATACTGTATGATATTACCTGATGTATATTCTGAAGATTATACACATTGGAAAAAAGTTGGTTGGGCATTAAAAAATGCAGATGTAAATTATGGATTACAAAATAGATTGTTTTTAACATACCTAAAATTTAGTAGTAGATCTGATAAATTTAATTTTACAGATATACCATCACTATTTAATGATTGGAAATATAAAGCAAAAGCTAGTAAAGAATGTTTATCTGAGAGATCAATATTTTATTGGGCAAGAAATGCTAATAAAGCAGAATTTGAAAGAATAAAGATAAATTCAATAGAACATTTTATAAATTTATCTTTTAGATCTAATGGTTCTGATTGGGATTTAGCTTGTGTATTACATCAACTTTATAAAGATCGTTTCGTTCTAGCTGGATTTACAAAAAGTATATGGTATCAATTTGTAGGTCATTGTTGGGAAGAAAGTGAATCAGGAGTTGAATTATCCAGAGAGATTAGTTTAGAATTATATAATGTCTATCATGATAAAACAGTAGAAATGGTACAAATAATGTCTGGTTTAGAAAATGATAAAGATGAATGGAAGGATTATCAACAAAAAGTAACAATATCATCTAATATTTGTAATAAACTAAAAAGCAGTACTTCTAAGAAAAATATTATGGCTCAATGTAAAGAATTATTTTATGATAAAGATTTCTTTGAACAAGTTGATAAAAATACAGATTTGTTATGTTGTAGTAATGGTGTAATTAATGTTAACACTGGAGAATTTAGAAAAGGTTATCCAGAAGATTATATTACAAAATGTACAGACATAGATTATCTTTTACCTTCATATCGTGAAAAGAAACTAGAAGAAGAAGTTAATGAATATTGGAAAAGATTATTTCCTGATGAAAGTGTTGGAAAATATGTTTGGGAAGTGTTTGCTAGTGCATTATCTGGTAATAACATTAATCAGCAATTTTATATATTCTTGGGTGCTGGTTCTAATGGAAAATCTGCATTAATGACTTTAATGAGACACGTCTTTAATGATAAAAAGAAAAGAGGATATTATGCACAAACTCCTATACAATATTTAACTCAAGATAGAGTTAAAGCAGGGGCTGCTTCAAGTGAATTATCTGAATTAATTGGTGTAAGATTAACAAGTATTGATGAACCAGAAAAAGGAGAGAAATTAAATGTTGGAATAATGAAACAACTAACCGGTGGTGATCCACTTACAGCACGTGCTTTATTTAAGGATCATATTACATTTATTCCTCAGTTTACATTTGTTGCCTTAACAAATAATCTCTTTGAAATAGCAGCAACTGATAAAGGTACATGGAGAAGAATATCTGTACCTCCATTTAAATCAACATTTACTCATTCTCCTTATCAAGATCCGGAATTTCCACAAAAAGATTTTCCTATTCAATATGAAAAAGATCCTGAGTTATTAGAAGTAAAATTTCCTTTATGGAAAGAAACAGTACTTTCAATGTTAGTTGAAACAATTGTAAAAACAAAAGGATCTGTAGCTAGGTGTGATATTGTAGATGAAGAAGTTAGGAAATACAAATCACGTGAAGACCATATTCAACAATTTATAGATTCAAAAATACATGTCTCAGAAGGTAATGTATTAAAACAAAGAGATCTAGGAATAGAATTTAAAGAATGGTATCAAGATAAATTCGGAAGTAAAATTAAACGTATGCAAGATTTATATGATGCTATGGATAAATTATTTAAAAGATATGGTAATTCAGGATGGAGTAATATAGATATTGGTTCTGAAGTTTAAATAATAATAATAACTTCATATTTTTATTATTATTAAATATATATGAAAGAAAAAATTATAAAATTCAAAAAAGGCCCATCTCCAAAAAAATATACCGCATACATAAAAAATAAAAAAACAAAAAAAGTAAGAATGATACACTTTGGAGATAAAAATTATCAACAATATAAAGATAGAACACCACTTAAGTTATATAAACACAAAAATCACAATACGAGAAAAAGAATGCAAAATTATTACTCTAGACATTCAGGAACAAAATCAAGAAAGGAAGGAATAAAAAAAGAAATTAATAAAAGCAAGGGTTTTTACAATGCAAAGATATTGAGTCATATATATCTTTGGTAATTTTTCTAATACCACCAACTTTTTAACTTACTTTTTTTATTTAAACTTAAACAATTATCATACAATTTTTCATAAATTATACAATCTTTGTTTTCAGATGAATTTATACAAATACTTAAATCTATTTTTTCTTTAAGACATAAATCCTTCTGTTTATTATTATCTTTATTACTTTTTTTAATTAAAAAGCACTCCATATATAATTAATATAATTATTTTAATTATATATTTAATTATTTTATATCATAATATACATTTTTAGGTATAATTTTATTTAGTATAAAATCAAATATTATTGCAATAAATGGAACTAAATAACTATACAATAAATAGGGTAAAAATAAAAGAAAAATCATCCATATAGTACTAAAGAAACTTTTATACATTTTATCATAAACAAAAATAATAAGAACTATAGCAACCATAATATAGTACAATATTCCTATGAAATAACCAAATAGTGAAACTACATGACTTTCTTCATTTTCATATTCTGCCTTTCTATTATTATTATTTTCCTCCTTTTTAGTATTAGAAATTTCTTCTTCTTTTTTTCCTTTATATTCACTAAGTGTATCATAATATTCATTTGCTAATTGAGTATATCCAAGTGAAGGAGTATCATCACCAGTATTTCCTTCACTATCCCTACTAATAAAAATAGGAACATCTGAATCCATAAAATCAGGTCTATCCCCCATATCTCCCATGTTAATTATATTATATTAATATATTAATTATTTATAAATTTACAGGTGGCTTTACGTATGGTTCAATTTTAGAAAATTTGCCATTTTCATCAGAATACTCTTTATTATATTTTTTTATTCTATTAAATTCATTTGATACTTCTTCTATTGTAGTAAAATTATCGTTTGGTTTTTCAGGATTGAAAACAAAATCTATTTTAGAATAATCACTAGAGTTTCTAGACTGAACATCTACATATAAATACATGATATAGAATATAGAAAATGCTATTAAAACTGGGAAAATAATAGAAGGTGCTGTCGTACCTAAATAACCTCTGTTATTCAACCATATTAACCCTGTAAACACAATTATTATTAAACATAATCTTAAAAGAATGCTAGATAAAGCAGAATATCTTTCTTCATAATATTTGTTATTCTTTACTAATCTTCTTTTATTTTGTCTCTCATTCACTAAACTATCATATTCATTTTGTTTTTGGTTTAAAGTATCACTTCTTATAGAAACTACTGCGTTAACTTCGTCCTGTAAACCATCTACTGCAGTTTGATAATCACTCTTAACTGTATTTAAACTAGATTGAATATTTTGTTGATTTGAAACAATATTTGTAAGATTTTGTGTATCAGATGAACCTAATGAACTAGCATAATTGTTAAGTAATGTCTGAGCATTTGTTTCTATATCTTCCGAATCATCGATCATTTGATCAATATATCCGTTATTTTCAATAGGACTCTCTAAATATATTGTATTACCATCAACACCAGTTAACCCTTCCTGAAGATTTTCTCGTTTAATTGTAAATGGTGATTTGTAATCGTTAAAGTAAAATATTGTTATAACTGTTATTGCTAAGCCTAAAGTTATTAATATTGGTTTGTAATATTTTTCTCCTTTCATATTAATATATTATATATATATATTAATAAAATTAATCATTTCATAGTAGTTAATAAAATTCCACCTGTAAGTGTTAATACTGTGAGTATTGACCAGCCATATAATCTCATCCTTTCACTGTTAGCAGATAATTCTGAAATTTCAACTTGTACTCTATGATCTTTTACTTGTTGTGATACTTTAGGTATCTCATTATTATATTCTTGTACAGTATCAAAACCTTCTATAAAGCTATTTGATAATTGTCTATTTAAAATTTCTTCATTAACTTTTTTAACATTTCTATATCTTGTATTATTAATAATATTCCATTCTGCGTTTTCTTTTAAATTGTTATTGTCAAATTCAGAATACGTACTCTTCATATATTTATAAATAGAAAATGATTTTATAAATATATTATTTTATAAATCAAAAAAGAAGTAAATAAATAAAAATGTAAATAATAAACCTGTTCCCATTATATCTAATCCACATAATTTTAAAATATAGTAAACAAAACCTGATATAATGAGTGATGTAGTAATTTTACTATAGGACACTTTTGAAAAATAAAGAAAACTAAATACTATTAAACATAATACTATTACTAAGATCACTGCACCATATTCATTAGTTCCAAGATAATTAACTAATAATTCAAATGGATACATCAAATCAATTCCAGTATTATATATTAATAATAAAACTACAATCAAAGATAGTGCAAATACTAATGAGCTTAGTCTATCAAAATTTAATTGAGATCTTTGCAATTCACCTTCAATGTTATTTATATTTCTTTTTAATGAAATATTATCCTTAGTAATAGTATTTTCTTGAGCTAAATAATCATTTAATGATTGAATATTATCTTCTAAAGTTGTCATATATTATATATATTGATTATTTTTTAGCATACCTAAAATATAAGAATCTACTTAAATATAATGTAGCTAAAGAAATTGACACTGTATAAAAAAGATAATGATTATATGTATTTTCACTATCTTTAATTAACTGTTCTGATCTCTTTAAGTTATCAACACTTTTTTTATATTTTGCTTCTAGTTCTAAGATATCTCTTTTAATATTATCTATTTCACTGGTAGTAGTCATATAATATATATTAGGATTAATTATTTATACAATAACGATAATATAAACCTTTAATAGCGGTTTTACTAGGTCTAACTATTCTACAAATTTGATTTGGTTTCATGAATATTGCACAAGCGACAGGATCGAATCTAGATATTTGTGGAACTTGTGTATAAGGATCTTGTATGTTATATTTTTTTAAAAAGTCATTCGTTTCATCATCAGATAATACAATATGTTCTGGAACCATTTCATGATTCAAAATGTTAAACTGAAGTCTCTTTAAAGAATATATAATTATATGAATTCCTTGTTCTTCCCAAATTTTTTTAAGTTCATTAACAATAGTATCATTTGGATCATCGTGAGTTATTATAAATAGTATATCATTTTTTTTCATTACATCTTCAACATAGTATAAATCTTCAATCATGGTCTGAATATGATTTAATTTAACTGATTTGTATAAAATTGCAAAATATTTAATATATATTTTTGGTAAACTATTATCTTTATTTTCAAGTAACATATCTAATTGTTTATTATTAATCATACTATGTAATTCACTAGTACTAAAGCCATGATAATCTTCTACATTATAATTCTTAGAACTTAATAATTCTAATATATTTAATCTAGATTTATATATTTGGTTGTAAAATGAACTAGAATTAGTTGAACTATCTAAACTCATACTATATATTAATATATTATGTTAGGTTTAAATATTAATCAATTTTTATTTTAATGAAAAATTTAATATTTTCTTTTTACCCCCTTTTTGTGAAGTATCATCGTTATCGTCATCATCAGAACCTTCTTCTTCTTCTTTACCTTCTAATTTTTCTATTTCTTTTTTGAGTTCTTTTTTATTTATTTTTTTTTCTTTTAATTCAATTTTATCGGGTTGAAGTATACTTCCTTCTTCAAAAGTTAAATTTTTTTCAGAAACTTTTTCAAAATTATCATTATCTGAACCGATATTTAATTTTATTTTTCCTTGATCCTTACCAAATCGTTCTAAATCATCTCCAGATGGACCTTCTTTTATTTGTTCTTCTGGAATATCATCGGGTTTAATTATTGATCCATCATCCTTATATTTATCATACGCTATTAAATGTTGACCATAGAATGATTCAGGATATTTATTAATATACTGTTTTCTAAATTTTTCAAATTCATCATCAACATTTTTGGGTGTAAAATTAACTTCATATGTAGAAGGTACATTAGAATACCCAGGTGAATCAGGAGTAGAACTTCCAGGTTCATAAAGAGGAGTACCAGGTAAATAATCAGGAGTTGCTGGAGAATATCCAGGTGATTCAGGTGTTTTTTCTTCAGGTTCATCGAATTCATGTAAATCATAATCATCAACAGTTTCAAAATAAACATCGTCTTCTTTTTCAATACGTATATTCTGTCTTGTTGTTGAATTTTGTCTATCAATTAATCCATATTTAGAAAGAAGATTTGTAATATCATTGATTTTAAAATTGTTATCCTCTAAGTCTCTAGCATTGATTTTATAGTTATTAGAATAGCTCATATTTTCTATTTGATTAATGTTATCTTCGGTAATAATTCTTGTTTGAATTCCCATAGTTTGTAACTCTTGTATCAATAATTTCAAACAATATGGTACTTTAACTAAACTGAAATCTCTTCCAAATTTAGTAATTTTATCTAATTTAATTTCATTCATTTTTCCTCTGGTAAATTTAATTCCATCCAAGTATAAACTCAATAATATATCCTGTGATTGATTATATGCAGCTATTGTTCCAGTCTTATTACAAATAGCTAATTTATAATCATCACCTCTTACCATCATAGATTCTTGTAAAAATTTTGATGCACCATGTCCGATAACACCATCACGTTCCATTTCTCCAATTCTTAAACCTCCATCATTTGCTCTTCCATGGACAGGTTGTCTTGTTAATCCTTGATTTCTTCCTCTTGCTCTGTAATTAATCTTATCTTTAACCATATGTTTTAATCTCATGTAATAAGTTGGACCCATAAATATTGAAGTTTCTAATTGTTCACCCGTATAACCATTATATAGAATTTCATTGCCTCTTGATTCATAACCAGCTTTTGACAATAATTTACTGAATATATCTACATGATCTACTCCTTGAAATGGTGTACAATCACCAGTATTACCATAAAAACAACATGCTTTACCTGTTATAGTTTCTACTAATTGTGAAATTGTCATACGTGATGGTAGAGCATGTGGATTAATTATTAAATCTGGTTTAATACCATCTTCTGTAAATGGCATGTCTTCCTCGGGAATTATTAAACCAATTGTTCCTTTTTGTCCTGCTCTACTTGCCATTTTATCACCCATACTTGGTATTCTCTCATCTCTTACTCTAACCTTAGCTAATCTAAAACCTTCTTCATCATCTGTAATAAATGTTTTATCGACAAAACCTAATTGTCCTCTTTTAGTTTTTACAGAAGAGTCAAACAGTTTATTAGTGTCTTCTGAATCAACAGTTACTTTTCCAATTACAATAATTTTATCATTTAATTTTGTATTTTCTTTAACTAATCCTGAATCATTTAAGTAACTATAATCGTAATCATATTTTTTTCTGTCAACATCCATTTTTTCAACATTAATAAATTTAGAATTTACTGTATTACCTTTAACTAATGAAGACTCTTCTCTAGATTCATAGACAGAATAATATGTTGTTCTAAAAAGACCTCTTTGAATAGATCCTTCGTTTATTAAAATAGCATCTTCAACATTGTATCCACCATAACATCCTATAGCAACTATAGTGTTTACACCATAACAGTTATCTTCGCTAAAATGTTCCATGTATTTTGTTTTTACTAAGGGAGATTGTCCATAGTTTAGTACTATTCCAGTTTTGTCAACTCTATTAAAATAATTTGTATGATAAAGTGAAACAGCTTGTTTGCTTTGTCCACATGAGAATAAGTTTCTAGGTAAAGGATTTGTTTCAGGATATATTACCAAGTTACCCATATAACCAAATATACAAGATGGATGTATTTCTAAATGGGTATATCTATTATTATTTTTTAATTTTTCAATATCAGTTGATAATAATACTGTATTCATTTCTGCAGTATCAATGTATTCAACAATCGATTTATGTTCATTTAATTCTTCAATATTTTTGTTATATAAATCTTTTATATCATAAAATTTATTTTTACTTGGAATAATTTTAAGCTTTTTATCATTAAATCCACATAATATGCTATTCCATGGAATAGATTTAGTATCATTAATTAATGATTTAAAAATTTTACAATTTATACTTAGATCTTTATTTTCATCTATGTAAAATAGTGGTCTACATATACGACCACTATCAGTATAAATTTCAATTATATTATCAATATAATTAACAACAATACTAGTATACAACGGAATAATACTTATTCTTCTACAATACTTAATAAAGTTTGAAACACTAATCAAATCATTTACTGAACCTATCCAAGTACCATTTATAAAAACTTTTGTAAGATTTTTCAACTCATCAGGTTTTGTTTCACTTAATAATTTTATATTAACATTTTCTCTTAGCCAATCGATAATTAATTTCTGAGAATATCCATCAGTAATATAACTAGTTATTGCCAAATGTTTATGTAAACCACAATTTCCTCCATCAGGAGTATCTAATGGATCTATTAAACCATACTGAGATGAATGACAAAGTCTAGGCCCAACTACTTTAGCACTAGCATCTAAAGGTAAATTAATTTTTCTAAGATGTGAAATAAAAGAATTATATGAGAGTCTATTTAAATCTTGTATTATTCCTACTCTAGAAGTTTGAGGGCTACCACCCCATCTACCTTTAAATGCTTTTTTAAATCCATTATCAAGAATTTTATTCTTAAAAATTTCATTATAACCTAACTTATATTTTTTCTTTTCATCTTTTTTATCATCTTTTACAAAGTCACTTGTAAATACTTCCGATACTAATTGTTCTTCACTTATGTATAAAATGTTTGTTTCAGTATTTGTATAATGATAATATAAATCATTTTCAATGTTTAATTGAATATCTCGTTGTTGCAAATTATAATATTCTTTAAACAAGTCATAGATTAGATTTCCTGGTAGTTCAACTCTTTTGAATTTAAAACTGTCTCTATCAGTAGGAGGAATTACTCCTACACTTGTTTTAATTAAATTGAATACCATAAATCCAATAAAATATGCTTTATTATTAAAATTCATTTCTCCTACTTGTGGTAATAAAAAATCACACAAAATATTATACGTATATGAAATGTTTTTAAATTTTAAATATTGTGAAATGTACTTTAAAGCGCTTATTTGAGTAAATATGGTTCCAGCATCATATACTGAACTTCTAAAATGAGAAATATAATCCTTATTTTTTTCTAAATCAATTAAACAATATTTAATTATTTCTTTATCAGAAATTACACCCAAAGCTCTCATCAAAATAAAAAGTGGAATAGTATGTCTTACATTAGGAATTTCAACTACAATATTTCCCATTCTCATTGTATTAGTATCTCTAGTAATGTGAATTTTCATAGTTCTTACAGGTTTAGAAGCATCTTCAGATACCATTCTAATTATTGAAGAATATGTGTACTTATCATCGTCTGAATTTTTCTTATAGTAAACCATATTATCAGAAAATTTCTCTTGAGGAACTATAACCTTTTCCTTTCCGTCAATAATAAAATACCCTCCGTAATCATTTTTACATTCTCCCATATTATATTTAAGTTCTCTGTTGACATTCTTTAATATACATTTATTAGATTGAAGCATAACTGGGAATTTACCCAAATAAATTTTAGGTATTATTAAACTATTCTCTATTATATCAGAACTTGAATTAACTATTTTATATTTTACTAAAACGTTATAATGTATAGTAAATGCATAAGTCATATTTCTTAATCGTGCTTCATTTGGATACATATAGTGGCTATTATTGTCATCATATATAATTGGTTTTCCAAAAAAAATTTCTTTTCCTTCTAAACCTCCAATATACAATTCACATTTGAATAAAAAATCATCTAATCTTTCATCAAAATTCTTATTAATCTGAATTGGATTTTTTTCTTTTATAATTTCAAATATTTCTTTATTAAAAAAACTATCATACGAATTTATGTGATGTTGTGTTAAATAATATGGATTATCCAAAAAATATGATTCTAATGTTTTCCATGCTATTTTATTAAAATTCATTATATAATATATAAAGCATTTTTTATATTAATCTTACAAAGTAATAAATAAAATTATTAATATTATTTATTAATTTATATTACAAACATCATTCCTATCAAAAGGAATAACAAAATAAAAGGTAACAATACTATAAACCACGAAACTTTTGTATATCCTGCCTTACATATTAAATCAAGAACCCATGTCCAAAACAATACATAAATTGCTTTTAATATAAAAATAAATATAGTGCTTGTTACGTTACATTCATATTGTCCAACACAATAAACATCAGTATTTCCGTAATTTTGAATTGCCATTATAGCTAATGATATAAATGATAACACAAAATACAATGCAGCAGGTGTGCATAAATCTTTAATTGACTTAGGAAGTGGGGTAGCAGCCATTATGTATTAATAATATATTTTTTTTTATGCAGAGTTATTTGGTTTTTGATCTTGAATAGGACTTGGATTAGGTGGTTTAGGATATCCACCTAAAGTAGCAGCTTGTTTCTCTCCTAAATAATAACCATAATCAAATATATTTCTAATTTCTCTAAAAAAACCTCCCTTCTGTTTTTTAGTTCTTTTATTTTTTCTTCTTTTATTTTTTGATTTCTTATATTTACCTCCTGTCAAAAAAAAATTATTATTTTTATTTTCACAACCACATTTTCTTTTTATTCTTCTTGAAAACCCTCCTACTTTTTTTTTATTATTTTTTGACTTTAAACTTTTTCTAGATTTTCTCATATATACTATAATAATATTTTATTCAATATCTACATGTGTTAAAAAGTGACGTCTACAACACATTTTAGTTAAATTTAAATTATCTAATACTATTCCCTCGGCACTTTTTTCTGTATGTTCTTTTGTTAAATAAACCTCATTTGTGTTATCTAAACCTTTTTGCGTTTTCATTTCAGCAACTCTACATTTATAATATTCATACTTATCAGCAAGTAATTCTCCACATGTAAAACATTTTACAGGAATAATCATTTTTTAATATATTATATATTAATACATTAAAATCAATTTTTCTATTAATTATTTAAATAATTATGCAACATTACATCATCTGATTTATTTTCAAGATACCCTGATAATATAGCATTTTCATACATTGTTTTTAAAACATCATTAGGAGTTGTAGATCCTATTCTCAATAAATTATGTTCTCGTAAATATTTTTTAATATTATTAAGATCTTCATTTTCAATTTTTTTCTTTTCATCCATTATTTTCTTTTTTGTTTGTGTACTTTTAATTAAAACTGATACACTATTGTTCTTTTTATTTTTTCCAAGTTTATATTTTCTTTTAACAGTTTTTACAATACTATAATTATTCTTTTTCTTTAGATTATTTAATTTATTCTCTCTTTCACTTGGTAGACTTTTTGAAATATCGATAACTGATTTTTTAATTGGTTCATCATTAATAGATTTTTTAGAAATTTCTTTTAAATCTTCTTGGAATTCCTTATCATCATCATCAATATCATCATCATCATCATCATCATCTGCTATAGCACTTAAATTTTTTTGTGTTGATGATTTCCATTGTCTAAATGTTGGTTTATCTCCACCTTTTAAACAACCATAAGGTGGTGCTGTTGTACCTTTATCATAATAATTAAATCTATTGTGATCTTCACTAGAAAAATTTATTTTTTCACTAAAATCATCAGGTAATTTTAAACTAACTTCAATATCATTAGGATCAATTTCATTTGGTGTTTTACTTTTTAAAGTTTTTTGTTTACGTTTTCTTTTAGATTTTGTTTCTTTATTTTTATCTTTTTCTACTAAATTAGATAAATAATTCATAGATTCTTTAAAATTTGATGTAAACTTTTCAATATTATCTTTATTATTTTCTTTACTTTCAGAAAGTTTATTGTTTTTATCTGTATCTCTATTATCATCATTTGTATTGTTGTTATTTTCTCTGTGTTCTTTAATTTTGTTAAGTAAATTTTTTCTTAATTGATTAGGATTTACAAAATTAAATTTTTTATCTTTTCTTTTTTGAGTTTTTGATTTATTATCTTTTTTCTTTTTTCCAGAAGAAGTCATACTAAATAATTCTGGGTTTATAGATATCGTCTTTTTTGAACTCATAAAATATATATTATTTTTATTATTTTTTGTCATCTAAAACTAATTAATTTTAAATAGATATAAAAATTGATTTCCAATATATAGTATTTATGGATGACAAACAAATTATGGAAGATCTATTAAATCTAAAAGAAAGAAGTGAAGAACTTGATTATGGTACTGAAACTCCTTGGAAATTGATTGAAAACTATTTTGAGGGAAAACACCTTGAATTATTAGTTAGACATCAATTAGAATCATATAATTCATTTGTTGAATTTGAGATACAAAAAACTATCGAAATGTTCAACGAGGTCAGAATCAAATCAGAGAATGATTATGATGAAAAAAGTAAAAAATATTCACTAGAAATAGTAATAAATTTTGAAAATTTTCAATTATATCGTCCACAAATTCACGAAAATAATGGAGCTACTAAATTAATGTTCCCTCAAGAAGCTAGATTAAGAAATTTTACTTACGCATCACCCATGACAGTTGATATTAATATAAAATATATTACTAGAAGTGGACCTAATCTAGATTTGGAGGAAACGAACAGCAAAATAATATCTCAAATACATATTGGAAAACTTCCAATAATGTTAAAATCTTCTATTTGTGTCCTAAATCAATATAAACATATGAATTCAAAAATAACTGGTGAATGTAAATATGATGCAGGAGGTTATTTTATAATAAACGGCTCTGAAAAAACTGTTCTCGGACAAGAAAGAGCTGCAGAAAATAAAGTATATTGTTTTAATGTTAGTAAAAACAATACAAAATGGTCTTGGATGGCAGAAATAAAATCTGTTCCAGACTTTAAATGTATATCTCCAAAACAAATTAACGTTATGATATCGACAAAAAATAATGGTTTTGGTTATAGTATTTACATTCAAATACCTAGATTAAAAAATCCTATTCCTATATTTGTTTTATTTAGAGCATTAAATGTTATTAGTGATAAAGATATTTGTAATAAAATTATATTAAATATTGAAAATCCAAATTATAAAGATATATTAATGTTTCTTCAAGCATCAATTGTTGATGCTGAAACATCAAATGTAATCACACAAGAGAAAGCGATTGATTATATTACAGCTAATGTTATGTTTACACCTATAAATATGTCTAAAGAACAAGGTAATATTAAAAAAAAAGAGTTTGCAATTGATGTATTATCTAATGATCTATTTCCACATTGTAGAACAAGTGATCAAAAAATATTCTTCTTGGGGTACATGATTAATAAAATTATTAGAGCTAAATTAAATATGATAGAACAAGACGATAGAGATTCATATTTAAATAAAAGAATAGATTTAACGGGTACTTTATTAAATAATTTATATAGAAATTATTTTAATAAAGTTGTAAAGGATATGGTAAAATCAACAATAAAAGAAATAAATAATGGTTCATGGAGATCAACTAATGATTTTATGAACATTATTAACAAAACAAATATATATAAAATTATTAAATCTACCACTATTGAAAATGGAATTAAACGTGCTCTATCTACTGGTGATTTTGGTATTAAACATTCAACCAATAACAGTAAAGTTGGTGTTGCACAAGTGTTAAATCGTCTTACATATGCTTCCAGTATTAGTCATTCAAGAAGAATTAGTACTCCTATTGAAAAAAGTGGTAAACTAGTTCCACCTAGATTATTACATAACACTTCTTGGGGTTTTCTTTGTCCAGTTGAAACTCCTGAAGGTCAATCTGTAGGTGTAGTGAAAAATTTAAGTTATATGACACATGTTACAATATCATCTGAAAGTGAAACTATCTATAGCTATTTACAAGATAAAATATTTAAAATTGAAGATATTAAACAAACACATAACCTAGATAATAAAGTAAAAGTCTTTGTTAATGGATGTTGGATTGGAATTACCGATGAACCAAAAGAACTTTATGAAAATTTAAAAAATAAAAAATACAAAGGAATTATTAATATTTATACCTCGATAGTATTTAATTATAAAGAAAAAGAAATTAGAGTATGTAATGATGCAGGAAGATTAACTAGACCTTTATTAAAAGTTAAAGATAATAAATTAATTATGAAAAATCATTTATTTAATAAAATTGTATCAAAAGAAATTTTATGGAATGATTTACTTAGTGATATTGTTTTACCTGAATCTGTTATTGAATATATTGATCCCGATGAACAAAACGCATCAATGATTTCAATGAATCCAAATCATTTGAAAAATAATGACAAAAATGTTACTATTAACTATACTCATAGTGAAATACACCCTAGTACAATGTTTGGTATTCTAGCTTCATGTATTCCTTTTCCAGATCATAATCAATCTCCTAGAAACTGCTATCAATGTGCTCAATGTAAACAAGCTATGGGTGTATATGCAACTAATTATGATGTTCGAATGGATAAAACTGCTTACATATTAAACTATCCTATGAGACCACTCGTTGATACACGTTTAATGAACATTATTAAGGTGAATAACATTCCTTCTGGTTGTCAAGTTGTAGTTGCTATTATGACACATACTGGATACAATCAAGAAGATAGTATATTATTTAATAAAGGTTCTGTTGATAGAGGGTTATTTCAAGCTACAATATATCATACAGAAAAAGATGAAGATAAAAAAGTTCATGGTGACGAAGAAATAAGATGTAAACCTGACAAATCAAAAACAAAAGGGATGAAATTTGGTAATTATAATAAAATTAATAATCAGGGTGTTATTCCAGAAAATACATTAGTTGAGAATAGAGATATTATAATTGCTAAAGTTGTTACTATTAAAGAAAATAAAAATGATCATACAAAATTAGTAAAGTATGACGATTGTAGTAAAAGTTTTAGAACAAATGAAGAAACATACATAGACAAAAATTATATTGATAGAAATGGTGACGGTTATAATTTTGCAAAAGTAAGAACTAGAGCTGTAAGAAAACCTGTTATGGGAGACAAGTTTTCAAGTAGACATGGACAAAAAGGTACAGTTGGTTTAATAATTCCTGAAGAGGACATGCCTTTTACTGATAGTGGTATAAAACCAGATATTATTATCAATCCACATGCTATTCCTTCTCGTATGACGATTGGTCATCTTAAAGAAACACTTTTAGGAAAAGTATTAATTGAATTAGGACTATTTGGAGATGGTACTAGTTTTGGTGATATTGATATAGACTTTATTTCTAAAGAATTACAAAAAACCGGTTTTGAATCTTATGGAAACGAATTAATGTATGATGGAAATACTGGTGAACAACTTGAAACTAATATATTCATCGGACCTGTATTTTATCAACGTTTAAAACATATGGTAGCTGATAAACAACATAGTAGATCTATTGGACCTATGGTTAATTTAACTAGACAACCAGCAGAGGGAAGATCAAGAGATGGAGGTTTAAGATTTGGAGAAATGGAACGTGATTGTATGGTTAGTCATGGAGCATCTAGATTTACTAGAGGAAGATTATATGATGCATCTGATAAATTTCAAATTAACGTTTGTAAAAAATGTGGAATGGTTTCATCGTACAATAACAAATTACATATACATTTATGTAAAATGTGTGATAATAGAACTGATTTTGCAAATGTAGAAATCCCTTATGCATGTAAACTACTATTTCAAGAATTACTTGCAATGAATGTTTCACCAAGATTATTAGTTAATTAGATTCTTTTAAATCAACATAAAATCCCCAACCATTACTTATACTACTAATTTGATATTCACTCATAAATTCCATCCATTTTTCTATCTGTGGTGATTTAGAAATAATATCTTTTTCATATGTCATATCTCTTTCTCTAATTATTTTTTTATTTGCTTTTTTTTCATTTTTATTTTTTGTATTTTCTGTATGATCTATACTTTCATCAGAACTTAAAGATAATATTGACATTAAACTTTCATTACTATTATTTGATTTATCTCTACTTGTAGTTCTCTTTTTAAAAAAACGTTCACCACTACTACTTCTACTACGAGTCATATATAAATATATAATATTATATTTATATATATTTATGGAAACTTATAAACTCTTACCATATGGAAATTATTATACAAATGTTGAAAAAGAATTAATAATTAATGATACCATTAAAATTATACCACTTAGTAAAATTAAATGTGGTACTGGTAAATATTGGAAATCATATCGATTAGGTGACACTGTGGGAGGTAAATACAATAAAAAATTTGAAACAATTAAACAATATTGGCCAGGATCTATAAAGGATAAATATATGAAACAATCACAAAATAAAGCTAATAAACACGATATACTTTGTAATATTATTAAAGAATATCCTATGTACAAATTTGATACATCAAACTTTATTATTATTGGAATAAGAGTAGGTGATGTTTTAGGAGCTTGCACTCTTAATAGTTATATAATACCTATAAATCATTATAAAAATCTTGATCTGAAAGATCACATTAAAAAAACAGTAATTATTTGTTGTGGAAGTCACTATGACAGTAATACACCTAAATCAATTCAATATATTAATGACCTTTATAACGTTTTTAAGGATAAAGGGTTTGAAAATATACTTGTAAGAGCAGGTAATAGTCCAGATGATGATTTATGTTTAATGTGTGGAGCTGAAATTTTAATACCTGGAAGAGGTGGATTCCATAATATGATTAGAATTTTACGTATACTATTTTTTAAAAATGCTATTACTATTTGTACAAAATAATTATGATAATTATGATAATTATGGTCTTCGTGGACTGCTTGGTGGTGTGTCTTGTTGTGAAATTTCGTAGTGTTCTCTTATAATTTCTGGATTTTCAGGTAATTCTCCACCATCATCATCAGGATCAACATCTGGATCAATATCATAATTCCAATCATTAAGACGTTCAATTAATGAATTACTACTATTTGTACTACGACTAACAACATTTCTGTTAATAGGGCTGCTTTCTTCACTACTACTCATCTCATGTGCATTACGAATTTGACCTAGTAATTGAGTTACATGTCTAGAATTATTATCAGAAATTGGCTGGAATTGTTGTTCTCTTGCTGCTCTGATTAATACTCTGTTAGGACTTTGGTTACTCTGTTGTTGTAAATGCCATAATGCATTGGCGTAAATAGGTACGTTTTGTGTGCTAGTATTTTGTCCTCTTAAAGGAGATTCTAATTGAGGAGGAAATGGTGGTCTTGGTTGTAAGTTTTCCATTGAAGGTGGAGGTGTTGTACTACGTACTTCTGTATCACTGAATGATGTTGATAAATCAAAATTACTGATCGTCCTTTTAATTTTTGGAATGTTATTTTGTTTATTTAATAAATCTATAACATCTTGTGGTGTAAAGACATAATCAGTTGTATCAATCTCATTATTCTCATTAGATAGAAAATTATCATTTAATGGAATATCAATATTAAGTGATTCATTTCTCAAAATTTCTTGACATTCATTATATGATTTTAAAGCAAATGGCTCTCCGTCTTCCTGAATTTTATTAGTTAAATAACTATTAGGGACAATTATATTATTTACAACACCATCATCATTTGCTTTTTCGCCAATCAAAATAGGTATTCTATCTGTAAATGATACTTTATATATCCAATGACCTTTATTTGGATGAATTCCTAAACGCTCTATTTCAGAATCAGAACCAGAATCAGAATAATCTTCTTCGCCTTTAATCATCTCATCATCCTCATCATCACGGCCAGTTAAATTACTATATATATATGTTACCATACCAATTTTATATACTCCATTTATTCTTAATATCAAATATTTTTTAATATCGTAAGGATTCATATCATTATTGTTAATTAGAAAATAAATTGGTTTACTTTTAGGTATATTTTGAATGTATATCGGAAAAATTAATTTTTTTGAAATTATATTTATTGTTTTATCTATATTATTTTCTGAAAATATATAACTATAATCATCTTGATAATCATCTTGAAAGAAATAAAGTTCTTTATCATATTCTAAGCTAAACCAAAATGAAGTTAAAATATAATTCATTTGATCTCTCTCATTATCTGTAGTATCTGTTCTAGAAATTTTATTAATAAAACTTATTTTATTTTCTTCTTCTTCATACTTAAATTTTTCCATTAACATATCATGTAATTCAGGTAAATCTTTAAAATGTTTTGTATCATTTACAGAGTTTTCTTCTAATAGATTATCTATACTAGTTATTGTTATTATTCTATCCGATAGTTCTTTTAAAAAATTCGTTTGATTAACTACAGTACTAGAATTTTCTTGTTGTATTTTTGCTTTAAGTTCTTCATAATCTATTAACTCGTATAAAACCTCTCCTCCACGATGTTTTTGACCATGTGATTCACTTATTCCAAAATTACTTTGAAGACTTCCATACCTAATTTCTTCATATATTACATTATTATCTATAGGAGTATTTTTTTCAATTTCTATCTCTTCTTCAGTGCGAAGTACATAAGGTTTACCATAAAGTGTACTATAAGGATTAAATTTAGGATTTAATATAAAAATTTTACTTCTACTTACTTTTTGTAATTTATCTACCGATTCTGCATCTATAAATCTACCACCAAAATTAAATTCTAATTTAAAGAATCTTCTCCTCCCTTGTTTTCCACCTCTTCCTTCATTTAAACCATCCATATTTAAATAATGATTACCTAATACATCTCTATAACCAAAATCACCTGTAGTATCACTTAATGATAATGCATCATTAGTACCTTGACCTAATAATAATTTTCCAAATTCTGAAGAATTTTCATTAATAACCCAATTTGTATATATTCTACCTACATCACTTAAAAAATAAATCAAAGATTTCAAATTCATAGCATGAAATTTCATTATTCCTTCTCCATTAGAAGTTTTTGATAAAATTACAAATATTATGTGTGGTTCACTTATTGTAAGATCATATATTGTCATATCATCTGTGTATGTATATGTCTTTCCTTTTTTTACGTCTTCATGTCGGACATTATCATAAGTTTTTAATAATTTTATAATTAATTCATCTTGTTCATTATTTCTATGAGGATTTTCCATATATATATATTAATTTAGGATATTATTATTTAGTTTATAAAAATATATATATTATATATATAATGCCTAAACCCATTTTGAATGTTAACAATACAAACCAAACTTCTAGAAATCGATCTGTAGTTAGAATGGTTTGGAATGGTGACTATATTAAAGATTCAAGAAGAAAGATAGGAACTTTTAGAACATTATACAATGCAGGTGATCCTTTATCAAGAGTTAACTATTCATGTGGAGGACCCAATCCTTTACAAAATTTACCAGCTGTAAAACAAAATGTTTCTTTATTTAGACAAAACATGAAATCTATTTGTGATGGAAGTGGTGTTCCTGCTGCTGCTACTAATGTTAAATATGTATATGACTCATCTCTATTCACACGTTTTAGAAAAGAAGTTGCAGTTAATCAAAGTTATAGTGATCCATCATATGGAGGATCTAATAACGGATCATACACAGCTTTAACACACATTAGAGTATAATTTTATTATGTTTTTTATATATTTATATTATATAATGAACAAATACATATCTGAATTTTTAGGAAGCTTATTATTTATGTATGTCATTTTAGCAAGTGGTAATCCTTTAGCAATAGCAGCAGTGTTTTTACTCGTTACTATGGTCATTGCACCAATAAGTGGAGGAGATATTAACCCTGCAGTAACTATTGCTAAGGTTCAAGCAGGTAAACTTCAGCAATCAGAATTACTACCATATATTGCCTCACAAATTGCAGGTACTCTAGCTGCTTTACAAATATATAACCGTATATAAATTAATTAAAAAATAATATAATTTTTTAATTAATATTCTAAACCTTTTTTCCAATATTATATACTAAATAAACACCTAAAAGTGAAACTGCAGCAATATAAAATTGTAAAAAATAATCACTCTCCATTGAATCAAATGTTTCTCTACACCCAACACCTGTTTCAGGGTTCTTTCCTCCTGGAAATAAACAAGCATCCATTGATCTAACTTCAATTGTAGGCACATACTTTGTTTCCATTCTAATTGTGTCTCTGTTATCCCTAGTAGGCATTCTAATTGGAATACATTCTGGTTTAGCTTCTGTTTTCATTGCTCTCCAAAAATTAGCAGGATTAACTGCTTCTAAATTTTGCATTGCACCTGGTATTTGACCTTTAAAAGTACTAAAATTCACTCCCATTCCAGATGAAATAAAAGGTATTGAACCTCTTGGTACATGACTAATATAAGTATGTCTTTCAACTTCTAAAGGATTACCTGAAGCATCGGTCTTTCCTCTGGCATAACAATTAGTATTAGTATAAAGAAAAAATTTATTTCCTAGAGGTTTTCTAGGTATAGATGCTTTACCTTCACCAGAAACCATTAATTTAACATATTCAATTAAACCCCCTATATCTCTTGCTGTAACATCCAATGAACCTCTATCTGACATTCCCATTTCTCTCGGTGTTTTAATTTTTTTCCAATATTCATATGTAGGACCTAATAATTTTGCTTCTGTTCTTGCCATTTCTTTTTCCATATCATTAATTTTTTTTTCTCTATCACTTAATCTTTGGTTACTCATATAATATAGTTATATATATTATATGATTTTTAACTACTAAAATTTTTAAATTCATTCCTCATTAGTCTATATTTTTTTTCTAATTCTTCAATTTCCTCTTTAACACTACCTACTTTATTATTAACATAATCTGTTGTTGGAGCCATAGTTGCTATTGCGCGGACATCTTCTAAATTTTTATTGTTATTGTCAATATCTTTTCTTAATATATCAATATTATCTTGAACTTCTCCTATATTACCTTTATCTGCTGTAGCACTTTCTAACATTGACTCCACAGCAACAAATCTTGCTTCATTCTGTTTACCAAATTTATCAATATTTTTTTCTAATTCATCTATTCTTTGTTGATTATTATCAGATATTAATCTAGATTTTGTAGTATCTTCAATAAGATCTTTATCTGTACTACTAGTTGCGTTTATTTGTACTTTTGTTACGATACTTTCAACATCAGATACACTAAATTTCTGATAATATATTAAATTTTGTTTACTTTCATTTGTAATAGTTTTTAATTGTTCATTTGTTATTTTTTTTAAAAGTTTTCTTTTCGCCTTAATTTTACTCTTATCTTTAATTAAGTTAATTTTTCCTTCTTTTAAAGTGGGATTTATAATTCTATCTTTTAACCATTTTTCATCCTCTTTTGATATAGATACACCTTGTTTTTTCGCTGCATCTATTGTATTTTGTGCTTTTATTTGACCCCTTATACCTCCAAATGGTTCAAATAATCGATCTATAAAAAACATTTCATATACTTTATTTAAAAAAGGAAAGATTATGATAAATATAAATAATGGAACTAATATCTCAATAATATTCATATATAATATTTCAATATTTTTCTTTTCTATAAATATATATATGTCAAAAATTACAACATTTCAAGGATTTTTTAATGAACCTCAAATTAAATGGAAAACTGATCAACCTCTAAATAAATCTGGATTTGTTAATTCAAATACTCCTTCTAATTTAAAACCTCTTTTGATCTCTCAAGATCGTTCGGCACCCTTCGGAAAACCTCGACCACTCCCTATATACCGAAGAGGAAGAGGTGATCGTAATGTTGCTTCATCTAAAGTAACCATGAGAGAAAGTTTAGAGAACCCAGGAACATTTATTACTAATAATAATAAAACATCAGAAGAGTTATGTGCTGATTGTAACGGAAGTAATTTAGTTAATGAATATGGAAATAAAGTTAACTTATCAAACAATCCATTAACAAATGATCAATGTTTTAGTCAACAAAAGTTTTCTTTAAAAGCTCAGAGAAATCCTAAATATATTCTTCAAAAAAGTTATCATACAAGACACGAAGAACTTAGAAAAGCAAGAGGAGCTGTTAATAAAACCAATTTATACTATTCTAAATGCTCTACTAATCAATGTAAAGATGTTGATACACCAACTAATCATAAATATCATGTTAACGGTGCAGTTTCATCAAGTGCTCGTTTAGATAGATTAAAACTAGAAGCTGTTGAAAAAACAAAAACAAGATATGTTGGAGATTATAAAGAACCATACAATCAAAAATCAAAAACAGAAAGTTTTAATTGTACATCAATCAAATTATGTACTAGAAATACAAGATTTCGAAAAATATAAATTTTATTATATAATATTTTTATATTATATAATGAATAATTTTAAAATTACTAAAAAATTATTCGAAAAACGGGATAAGTTATTAAAAAATAATAACTTTCTAAGTATTTTAATATACTTTTTTATTGTATTTTTAATCGATGTTTCTGGAGCATTAGACTACAATGGTCAAAATTTATTGCGACGTTCATTAAATATGTTCAGAAGAGTAGATCCGTTATCTTATGAAAATAAATTAAAACCTTTTTGTATAAAATATAAAAAGGCTTTAGATAAGGATGATATAAAAAAATTACAGTCAATTAAAATTCCTGAAACTACAGATATTAACGCTTTTACAAGAAAAGGTACAACAAGCCATCAATGTTGCGAAAAATATAGTGATGAAGAAATAAATATTATTGATAATATAAGTGAAAAAGTAAGACTAACATATGAAAATAAGATAGGAAAAAAATTGTATTATATAGACAAGGCAGCAACAATTTATGTATATAAGGGTAATAAATCACAACATTTATGGCATGTTGATCCACGAAATAGAGAGGAAATATACAATGTAATTATATGTATTAGGAAAAAAGGTAATATTAGTCCTCTACAATGTAAAAAGAAAGATGGTACAGTGCATTCAATACATTTTGAAGAAGGTGATGCTGCATTTTTTAATGGTGGAACAACTATCCATCAAGTACCTCCTAATGAAGATCCTGATTCAGAACGAACAGTATTGTCAATACATTTTACTAGTGATAAAGAACTAGCAAAAAATGAAAAAAATAATTTTAATTTATGTACATATTTAGAGGGAGGAAATAATTATCTACATATATTTATACTATTTTGTAGTGCGTTTATTTTAAATTATGTAGCATCTACTATTTCAGGAATTAAAAGTTTAAGTTATAAATTATTAGTACCATACATTTTAGTATGTATGATAATAGCAAAATATTTACCTAATTATATATATCAATTTGGTTTAGGAAGTGGACGTTCATCATCAATTTCATTTAATATAATATTTTTATTAATCAGTATGTTTGCAACATTATCACCTAAAGGTGCCATTTTATTTTTCTCTTATTTTTTACTGAGTGACGTTTTATTTTTAAGTAGTTGGGTTGATTATGAATAGTAAATAATATAATATTTTTATATATTATATTATCATGTCAAGAAAATCATCTAATACATCGACATATCTTGCAAAAGAAGGAAAAGCTACATTGAGTGGAATTGATAGTGAAATTAAAAAATTGAGTAAAGAAAGAGATAAAAATTACAAAGATTACAAAACAAAAGCAACTATATATAATGATACAGTAAATGTTTTAAATTTTAAAAGAGGCGATAAACCAGGTGATCAACTACCTTATTTTCAGCGCGAGATGTATACAAATCGACTCATTCAATTAAAACCTGAAATAAAAACACTCGAAGGAAATCATGCTAATTATAAAAAGAGAATTAAACAATTACAAAGTTTAAGAAAGCGTTGGACATTATCTGGTGGTAAAAAGAAAACAAGAAAAAATGTATCTAAAAAAAATAAAAAAGTTATTTTACCAAAATTAAGAAAAATAGATAAGTCCATGAAAAATGTTCACTATAGAATTAATGATCCATTTAGTAAAAGAAAATTAGCTATTCACGATGGAGTTAAAATGGAAGCAAAGAAGAAAAACGGTTCACTCAAAAAAGCAGCAATAGCAAAGAAGGGTCGTTTCAATATTCTTAGAATTTACAGAAGGTTTAAAAAAGTTAACGAGTGTAAAATAATAACAAAAGATATGAAGTATATGGATAAAAAATATGGTTTAAATGATACAAAAGATATTTGTGGCAAAAAGTAATAAATACATACGGAGGGAATCGAACCCCCAGACTAACCTTGGAAGGGTTAAATGTTACCATTACATCACGTATGTTAAGGATCTCCCGTGCCGGAATCGAACCAGCGACCTATTGATTACTACAATCAAAAACAAAACAACTACAGTCAATCGCTCTTCCAACTGAGCTAACGAGAGATAATAATAAATATAAAATACTTTTTAAATTGTTTTATATTTATTTATATAGTATTGTACTCTATTCCATTAATTGAACACCAATTTTGGCATCTTAATTTATTTTTTTCATTAATCTCATTTATTTTTTCATTACTTGAATTTTTATCACACATTTTACATACATTGTGTAAATAACAATAATTATCAAGTAAGTTTTGAGATGTTATTGAATTACATTCATCTATTTTTGAAACAAATGTAGTTGGTATATTTAATTTTAATAATCCAGATATTTTACTAGTATTTGTTTTTATTAGTTGTAAATAAATATCACATAAATTACTTATTAAACTCTTATTTGTGTTTGTTAATTTTTTACAGGATACATATTTATCATTCTTGAAATAATTCGTTATATTTGGTTTTATTATAATTGTTCTATCAAAATAATTGCTAACAATAAAAAGTAAATCAATATTTTCTTTTGAATGTATGTTTGGTATTTTAAAAATAAAGTTTGAATCAGGTTTTAACATATATAATGAGATAAAAACTTTTAAGTAATAATAATTAATAGATGTATCATCATTTATTTCCATTATTGATATAAAATCAAAAAAAGAATTATAATTATTTTTTACATAACTATAATTATTATTATCTAATAAATCATTCATTTTTTTATCATAATTTATATTTTCAGGACTATTTTCATAAAAATTACATGTATAGTGTTTACAAATACTATTTGAATTTACATAATTTATGTATTTTATTATTTCTATATCATTCTTGTAAAAATTAAACGTTCTTATATTATTATGAAATACAATCTTTGTTAAGTTAAATATTTCTGTAAATAAAAGGTAATCATATGTAATATTTTTATTTTTTACTATAATTGTTGATAATATTGAATAAGGACTTAATATTTTTTTAATGACACTATTGTTTTTAAATTGCTTTATTTCATTTTTAATAGTATTTAAACTCTTTAAATAATCTTCATCATCTTCGTCAGTTTTTTTAAATAATATTTCGATGTCATTATTTTTTATTGGTGGATATATCTTTGGTAAATAATAATAACTCATAAAGTATAGAACGGAATATATTTATATAAATTTAATTTATTAGAATAATTATATATCATTTGTAATTTGTTTTAATTTTATTTTATGTGGTAATTTTTTAATTTTTCTTAAATTATCTTGTTCTTCTAAGAAATCTTTCAATTTTTCTTCTTCCTCAGTTTTACTTACATATTTGTCATCTATTATTACATTTTCTGCATTTACTTCCCTTACCTTTTTGAAAATATAATATCTATTTAAAAACGATATTTGTTTTTCGTATTCTTTCATTTCTGTAGAACTTCTTAAATCATTTTCACTTATATATCCATCACGTATTTCATCTTTCATTTTGTCAAATAACATTTCAAAACTATTAGTACTCCCTGGTATATTCATATCTTTACATTCATTTTCATTTAATAATACAAAACCAAAATTTTCCATAATTCTTATTAAGTAGTTACTATTTACTAGATATTCATCTGCTGCTTTATTAATAGAATCTTGATACACTGATATTTTATAACCGACACTTGATGAATCATTTTTGAATTCTAAATAATCATACATTTTTTCGACTTCCCAAACTTTTTTTCCATTTTTATTTATTAATATACTTTCACCTTTTTTATATTTTTCCAGCATATTAAATATCTTGTTACCGTCATAACATGTTGCTATAAAATATCCATTAACTTTTGTACACTCACAAACATTTCTTAGGAATTGTTGTAATATTATTAAATTCTCAAAGAAATAATGCAATGCAAATTGACATGATGTAATAGTAAAGCCATTCGTACCTTTACCATAATTATTAAATACAGCTTTACCTAATACAGACTCATCTTTTGGTCCATCTCCAAAAATTGCACGAGTAATTAATTTATATTTTTCACTATAAATTGCATCTGTATTTCTAACATTTCTTGAACTGTTACCATGAACAAATATACAATATGGTAACCTTTTAATGTTTTTTTTCTTGTTTAAATACCTTGCACATGCACCATCAATTTTATTCTCAATATTATCTTTTGAGTAATCTATTCCAAAAACAAAATTTAATTTACCTTTAATCCATTTTGGAAGATCACCAGCTTTTCCAACAGCCAAATCAATTAATGTATCATCAATTTTACTTACAGCTGATATTAATTTTGATTTTACATATAAATTATGAAAATCTTTTAATCTTTTTGTTTGAATCACACTATCCGATTTTTTATAATATACGTCATCATCTGCCATTTCTTCTGGTATTCCTTCACCTGTCATTAACATTTTTTCTGTAATTGGATTATGTATTGAATGCCAATTACTTACTGCAGTTCTATAATCATTACCATAATTTTTTGATATTCTACTTCTATATTGAAACGTTTTATCATTTCTTACTCTTAAAGGTATCCATCTCCATCTTGCTTCATTATTAAGTTCGTATCTAAACTCAACTATAGTATTATCTTCAATAATTTCTTCTTCTTCTGTAAACATTTGTAGATCACCATTCATATCACGTTTTAAACCAATGTTACATAAATAAGCATTATCATCATATGGATCTGTTGGATAAAATGGTAAGGGCTTATAATTATCTTTACTTTTATCTGTTCTAATTTCATCTTCTAACATTAACGCACAAGGATTCATATATCCATGTTTTTTCTCATCAAAACCACACATTAATATTAGAGTTTTGTATGATTTTATATCAGAAGATGTTGCTGTATCTACACCATCACTATATATATAATTTATTTCATCATAATTCCCTTCATTTTTCTTTACTTTTATTAAAAAGTCAATAGTATTATATTTTGAAGGTTTCCATTTAAAACTATGTGACCAAGTTACTCTATAGTCACTATCAGGTAATCTCATATTACCAGGAGTAAATATCATACCATCAGTTTCATATTCATAGCTTGGATCTGATATACGCTTTAAAAGATTTTCACAACAATTAAATATTGATTTACTTTTATTTGATACTTCAAAATGTTTTACTTCTATTCTCATTGGAAGTAAATCATTACCTGTTATTGATTTCATTTTTAAAGATAAGACATATTGTCTAAGATATGTTAATCTGCCCTTCTTATTTTTATCAACACCCTCTACTGTATTAGTTTCATCTACTAAAGGTAATCTTCTTTTATCTTCACCCTTTAAGTAATATAAATCAAAACACGCAAATAAATTTATACTTTCTTTATTTTTATTGTGTTCTATATATTCACCATCTAATAAAGTATTATATAATGCTTTTTGGTCTGTAAAACAACCAGTAAATTTAACTTTCATGTTTGAATCTATAAAATATATTTTACCCTTTTCTGATATGAATAATAATGATCTTTCTCCATCAGCTTTGTCAGTAACAGTATAATTATCTCTTATATTTGGAGCATTCATATCTTCAATATTTTTTACTAAATTTACATATTGCAAAGTTGATGACGAATAACCTATAAAATTTTGAGGAGTTATTTTATCTGGAATGTTTGCCTTCTTTCCATGTATTAAATTTATATAAGATGACATTACTTCACTCATTTCACTTTTGGAAATTGGATAATTTGTACCCTGTAATGCAGATAAAACATATTTTATAGCTAATTTTACTTTCGGAATTAACTTTTCTCCATTATCATATTCCTTTCCTACACCTACTCTTTTTTCATCCATTTCTATTTCAATCTCAAAATTTTCAATATTTGAAAATACTTTCGATTGTTGTAATGAATAATGTGGAATCATATTAAATGGAAATTTATAACTTTTTTCTCCAGATTTTACAATTGATATATCAATAAACAATGGAAAATCCTCATGATATAATCTAATGCGGTTTATATATCTAAATGTTTTTTTTGTTTGTGTCCAATCATCTATTATTTTGTTTACTAAGTTACCCGATACTTGTGTTTCTAATTGATAAGAAACTCTAAATCCAAAATCTTTTACATCAACAGGAAATATATTACCATCTTCGTCTTTTGCCTTCTGTTTTTGAACAAAATTAATATATTTTATATCATTTTTATATATCTCCATCAATTTAGAAATATTTTCATATTTACAATAATCCTGTACTACATTAAAACCATTCAGTTCTGTTCTTATATTTGATATTACTTCATCTCCTTCTTGTGTTGTAAATTCATTATTTATTCTCATCATATATTCACCATTCATATTATCACTTTTAAACCCAATTGACAACAGCTTTTGAAGTGTATTATCATAGTCCATTCTCGTTATATCTTTTGGATTTTTTGTAGAAAATTTTACTTCCAATTCCTTATTAGTACGAGAATCAAATATATTATCCGATATATACTTACTTATTAAAGAGTTCATATCATATTTATTACTAAAATTCTTTTTTTGATATTGCGTCATATATAATTATAATAGGATATTTTTATTATAATTATATTCAATTTTATTTATTAACAATATTTAATGTTTCACATATTTTATTATATAATTCTACCTTTTTTAACTGTAAATCACTACTAGGAAGTTTTATTTCTTCCGCCATATCTTTTAATTCTTGCAATTTATAACTACTTACAGATTTTATTGGTTTATCATAATTATTTATTTCAAACTTAGTTTCAATATAATTCATTACTATCTCTTTTCTAGGATCAACTTCATATACATAATCTTCCCCTATTTTCTGTATAACAAACGCATCTTCTCCATCATCATCATATAAATATAATTTACAATATATTTTGTCATTTATATATAAAATGTTAATATTATGTATAATACACAACACATGAAACGTTTTTAATGATATTAATTCTTCATTTAATAATTCACTTTCACAAACATCCAATCTTTTAAAATTATATATTTCTTTCAACATTTTTGTTTTTGCCTTTACATGTTGAATTAATTCTAATTTAATACTTTTCTCTTCTTGAAAAACAGAACTACCTAACAATTCATATTTTTCAAATCCAAACTTTAAAACATAAAATATCCAAAATAATTTGTCTTTATTTCCTGGCACAAAATAATTTTTATTGTATCTAATACACCTCTTTTTATCTTTTATTTCATGTTTTTCATTATTTCTTTGTTCTACTATTTCTTTTAGATAATATACCATATTTTTTGGATATAACATATATTTATTTAATTCAGTTAATTCATACATAATTATATTATACTAATTACTTTAAATAGATTCAAAAAAATTATTCTCTAACTCTTTTTGGTCATTTTCTAGATTTTCTAATTTTATCTCTTGAGATTTAACATACAAACAATAATTCTTTAATTCATCTAATGTTTTCTTTGATAACTCAGTTAAATTTACAAAAACACCATTCTTATTTTCATTCAGTATTATATTAGTATCAGTCTTCAATATCTTAAATATTGTTATATGATGCTCTTTATCCAAAAATTCTATCTCTGTTTTTAAACTTTCTAGTTCACTTATATTATCAGTCATTTTAATTTATTAATATTATATGTTTAAGCCTTTTAAATATAAACTATGCTGAACACATTTCACATGGTTCATTATTATCTTCTACATTCTTGGGATCTATAGTAAATTGTTGTGCTTGATGTTTTGCTTTTCTTCTTAAATAATATATACCTGTTTTTAAACCTTTCTTCCAAGAATACATATGCATACTAGTTAATTTGTTATTTGTTGGTTCTTCTAACCACAAATTCAAACTTTGACTTTGACAAATATAAGCACCTCTATCTGCTGCCATTTCTATTATATCTTTCATCTTCATCTCCCAAACAATCTTATACTTTTCTTTTATATCTTCAGGTATATTATTAAAATGTTGAATACTTCCTTTATTTTCTATTATACTGTTCTTTACATCTTCACTCCATAAATTCAATTTTATTAAATCTTCTTGAAGATATTTATTTACAACGAGAAATTCACCTGCTAAAGTTCTCCTACTATATATGTTACTTGTCAATGGTTCAAAACACTCATTATTACCTAGTATTTGTGCAGTGGAAGCTGTTGGCATAGGAGCAACAAGAAGTGAATTTCTTAATCCATACATTTTTATTTTTTCCTTTAAACTATCCCAATCATATCTATTTGTAGGTTTTACTCCCCATAAATCAAATTGTAACTCTCCTTTATGAGCTGGTGAACCTTCAAAACTACTATAAGCACCACAAAATGTTTTTTTATCATCTACTAATTTTAGTTCATATTCATTTACTGATTCCAATAATCCACCTTCACCATATCTATTTTCAACCAATTTAGGTAAACTCATGCATCTTTCATGTGATATCGAATTTGATGCTTCTAAACTTGCATGATATATAGTTTCAAATATTTTTTTATTTAACTCTTTTGATTCATTACTAGTAAAAGATAAACCTAACATTATAAAAGCATCTGCTAATCCTTGAACACCTATTCCAATAGGTCTATGTTTCATATTACTTTTTTTAGTCTTTTCAGTAGGATAATAATTTATGTCTATTATATTATTCAAATTCCTTGTTAATACTTTAGTCACTGTATGTAATTTATCAAAATCGAATTTTTTTGATATTTTGTCTACCATTGCTGATAATGATATACTTGCTAAGTTACAAACGGCAGTTTCTGTATCATCACTATATTCTACTATTTCTGTACACAAATTAGACGATTTTATTGTTCCAATATTCTTCTGATTGGATTTTTCATTGCAAGCATCTTTATATAACAAATATGGTGTTCCTGTTTCCATTTGACTATCCATTATATGAATCCATAAATCTCTAGCCTTTATTAATTTTCTATGTTTTCCTTTCTCTATGTAACTGTTATACAATTTTTCAAAATCTTCACCATAACAATCTGACAATCCAGGACATTCATGAGGACACATTAAAGCCCAATCCTCATTAGATTCTACTTTTTTCATAAATAAATCAGGTACCCAAAGAGCATAAAACAAATCTCTAGCCTTCATCTCTTCGTCACCTTGATTTCTTCTCATATCCAAAAACAATTCTATATCTGCATGCCATGGCTCTAGATAAATTGCAAAACTTCCATTACGTTTACCGCCTCCTTGATCAACATAACGAGCAGTGTTATTAAATACACGCAACATTGGAACTATTCCATTTGATGTACCATTTGTTCCTCGTATATGACTTCCAGATGCTCTAACATTATGAATATGTAATCCAATACCACCTGCCCACTTTGAAATATTTGCACAATCTTTTAAAGTGTTATATATTCCATCTATACTATCACTTTCCATTGATATCAAATAACAAGAACTTAATTGTTGTCTGGGAGTACCAGCATTATATAATGTTGGAGTAGCATGCGTAAAATATTTATTTGACATCATATCATATGTTTCAAATACTCGTTCCAAATTATCCTTATGTATAGATAAAGCTACTCTCATCCACATATGTTGAGGTCGCTCTACTACTAACTTGTCTTTTCTTAATAAATATGCTCTTTCTAATGTTTTAAATCCAAAATAATCAAATAAATAATCCCTTTCATAATTTATTACATTATCTATTGCCTCACTATGTTTCATAACTAAATTGTAATACTCTTCTGAAATTATAGGACTTTTATTTCCATGAACATCAGTAAAACTCCATAAATTTTCAACCGTTTCTTTTAATGATTTAGATGTATTCTTATGATGATTTGATATAGCTACACGACTTGCTAAGATTCCATAATCATATGAAACTGTTGTCAAAGAAGCACATTGTTCACATGTTAATTCGTCAATCTTTGAAGTCTCTATACCATTATATAATTGATCTATTATTTTCATAACAAGAGCAGAATATTTTACTTGAGTTAATTTTGATTCTTCTCCTATCTTTTTTACTCTATCTAAAATTTTATCAAATGATACTGCTTCTAAATTTCCAGATCTTTTTTTTACATACAAATCTTCCTGATCAAACTCAGACATATATTACTATGTACATATTGATTTAAGTGATTTTTAAAAACAATTATAAAAAGTTTTTAATATTTATATAATTTATATGTATAAACACATACAAAATGTTCATAATCACCTAGTTAAAATTGGAAAAAAACATTATAATTTTTTAATAACTATTTTTATAATATCAATTTTTTCAATCTTTGTAATTCAACAAATATTAACATACATTTACCCAATTAATGAAAATTTTGATATTTATGATTCTGATTTAACTCCTTCTGTTTATCCAGATTTTTTATTATTAGAAGATACATATAATGTAAACAAAACGCGTCAAACTAAAAACATGCCTGGTGATTACTTATACATTGAAAGAAATAAGAATACAAAAGACTTACCCACCCCAGACAATGGATTATGTAGTCCTATGGATGTTTGTGGATTATATATTAATAAAAAAAATCTTGATTAAATATATATGGAAGAAGTTACTTACTTTATTGGAATAGTCTTCATATATTTAGCTGTTTTTGGTGCTGATTATTATATCATAAAAACATTTAAACCAAAAGGTTTTACATATATTCTTTACTATACTATTTTATTCGCACTCGGTGTTTATTTCGTTTTTAATCGTTAAAAATTATCTTTTATTTTTACACTTTCTTATTGAAAGTTTATAAATACAAATACATATATATTGTAATAACTGGAATAATGAATACAATACATTTACAGATAAAGTTATACAATAATTATCACTTGTTTTTTTTTCATTATCATTAGTTTCATTTATCTCTTTAATTTCAAGTTTTTCATTTTTTTCTATATCATAAAAATTTAAACCATCATTTACATAAATTACTGAATTTCCTGTACTATCACATATCTTATCACCGTCTGGACCATAATAATCTTCATCTATTTCTTCTGATAACATAATTATTTATATATATATTATTTAAATTTTAAAAATACAAATTATAATTTTAAAAATACAAATTATAATTTTAAAAATACAAATTATAATTTTAAAAATTACAAAATATATTTTTATTATATAATGGCAATTGAAAACCAAGATTTTAATCAAAGAATGAATGTTGCATCCACATTAACTCTTGAATTATATCGTGTATTAATGGGTGCTTTTTTAATGGTATTTGTTCCTCAAAAATGTAATGAAAATATTTGCTCTATAAGTGAAAATATAAACCGTTCTGACCCTTTATCACGAACTGCTCTTGCATTTAATTCATTAACCCTTTTAGCCTTTTTAATATTATATGTAGTCGAAGTAAAACGTGAAAATAAACTCATTACATATTTAGAAGTAAATAAATTTAATGCAGTTGATAATGAATCAGTTGGAAATGCTTTGACAAAATTAGACTCTTCAAAAAAAGACACCATTTTAGCTTATGATGTTTATTATCAAAAAATAGGATATTTATGTACTATAATTTTCAGTGTAAATTCTGTGGTAAGTTCAATTGTTATATATACTAATTATTTAGATAGCAAAACAATTACAGTATATTTAACAAACCTTTTATTTATGTCTCTTAAAGTATATGATGTATACAACACTGTCAATACAAAACCCAATATTTTTTATAGCGCATATTTGAAAAATAAAGTTCAATACAACGATGTTGATCCCGATAAAGTAATAATTGTAGAAGAAATCAAACCAGAAATAAATGATGAAGTCAAACCAGAAATAAATGATGAAGTCAAACCAGAAACTCAAAAAGAACATCCAAAAGAAGAAATTGTATAAACGATTGTTATTCCATGTATTTCTTTTGATAACATAATTATTTATATATTCAAATAATTATATTATATTTACTTTCTAGACTTTTTAGACTTTTTAGACTTCTTAGACTTCTTAGACTTCTTAGATTTTTTACGCTTTCCACCTTTAAGTGTTTTCTTTCTTTTATTCATCTTTCTCTTCTTTGTTCTTTTTCCTCCTTTATACGCCAAAGTTGCTAATGCTGCTGCTGGTAATGCTGACACAGCCGCCCCAACTCCTGTACCTACTGCTTCCCCAGCCACCAGAGCTCCTTCACCAACATTTGCAGCTCCTCTATAAGCACTATCACCAACATTTGCAGCCCATGTAAATAAATAAACACCTGTTGTAGGATCTTTAAATGGTGTTTTACCATCATCACTAATTGGTACCATATTTATCCATGAAGTACCCATTGCTCTTTTAGAACCATCATCTTCAAATGTCCAAAATGAACCTGGTTGTTGTCCTGGAATTGATGTAGTATAAAATACAGGTTTATCTAACTGTGCAGATCTTCCAAATAGACTATCACCTCTTACACCTACTAACTTACTATTATTTTTCCATGGTATTACATTATTTGTAAACATAAAGTTCAATCCACCATTTAGAGCTGGAATTCCATTTCCATTTCCAATTTTTCCGTCGATAATTTGTTCATCAGTTGCATTATTGTATTTACTTCTCAATGTAGCAATTGCACCTTCGTCAAAGTTAAATGTTTGACCACCACTACTATAATCCGCATATGAAGCTCCTCCTTTCATTCTTCTAGGCATTATATATTATTATAAGAAATAAAATATAATGTAATATTTATTTTCTAGTTCTCTTAAAGTTCTTAGATTTTCTACGTTTTCCACCTTTAAGTGTCTTTCTCTTGTTATTCTTTCTAAGTGTTTTCTTTTTTTTATTCATCTTTCTCTTCTTTGTTCTTTTTCCTCCTTTGATCGCCTGTGCTGCATCGATTTCCGCTTTTTTATCTGCCTCTGTTTTAACAAATCCTCTCTTCATTTTTGGCGTAAATTGACCGAACATCCCTGGATTAAGTCCCATTGCCTGGCTAGCAATCCATCCGTCTAACGCTCCTTCCGCTAGATGACCTACAGTTTCTGCAGTTCCTAAACTGGTTCTTACAGTAGCATCCCCATAATTAGGAGCCCATTTAAATATATAAACACCTTTTTCTGGATCTATCATTGGAGATTCAGGTGTTCCCATTGGTTTCACATTTATCCATTTATTACCCACGCCACGAAGGTACTTGTTATCTTCAAATGTCCAAAATGAACCTTCTTCTTGTCCTTCAATCATTTTTGAATAAAATACTGGAAAAGATAAATCTCCATCTCGTACACCAACCAAAGTACTCTCTGGGGGAAACGCATCTGTAAAAACTGGCATCTTCAATCCTTTCAGATTTTTACCATCACCATTTCCAGCTCCTGCCCTCTCGATATCTTTATCTTCAAGACCACCATATAGATCTCTTAATTTTTGAATTGGACCCTCTTGAAATGTCCAAGTTTTTCTGGTACTAAAATCTTTATAAATGCGTGGCCCACTTTTTGGCACTTCCACCTTCTTACTTTGTTTGAATGATGGTAATTTGAAACCGAATGATCCTTTTCCTAATTTATTTTCTCCTGCTTTCATTCTTCTAGGCATTATATAATATTATAAGAAAATTTTTCTTTTTACTAAATATTTATATGTATAAATATCATATAAAAAATATTTTATTAACTGTCTTTATCTTTTTATTATGTTTTAACATACTTCTTCCACCATCTTACTAATTGTTTCATCAAAACTTTCTGTTCTAATTTTTAACACATTATTTTCTTTGGGTTCGGATTGCGAAAACATTTCAACTACTGTTTCTTGATCACTTTTCATTGTTTCAATATCAATCATACAACTTCTCTTCTTTCTTTCTTTTGGAGCTCTATGTTGATATCCTTCAATTCTTTCTTTTTCAATAGTTTCCCAAACTTCTTGTATCTTTGGAATTGCATAGCTTATCCATAATTTATTACGCATTACTAAAACACAACTATAATGATCTAATTTATAATATATAATATTTATTAATTTATCTACTCCGTATTCTTGTATTTTTTGGTCTTTCCATTTCGAATATTCATCAATAGTTGAGTATATTGGTAAATATTCGTAAAACGTGATATCATCTTTAATAAAATGCAGAATAATTCCTTTTAGTTGACCAATTGTTGAAGAACAAAATGTTCCATCATTATTAAAATCATCTTCATCTTTATATTCCGAAAACTTTGTCTCAAGAAAATCACATTCATTTAAATTACATACTTCCATTTGCATTTGCATTTGTATCCAATACATTTTTTTTGGATTTCCTGTAATTTGTCTAGATATTGGATTTTTAATTTCTAGCATTCTTCCATATCTATTTGAATCACTTGATACTACAATACCATCAGGAGAAGCACCAATAAATTTATAATTATCATGTTGTATACAGCCAAAATCTTCAACCTTACAGTTATACAAATTTTCATAAAACATAACAGATATAGGTTCATACTTTATACCCCAACCTAAAGCTCCACCTGTAGTCTGAGTTGTTAATGTAAATGGTTTACATTTTTCGTATATCAAACTATTAATCAAACTTTGACTTTCAAATATTTTACCAATTGAACTAGCTGTTATCATATTATGTCTTGTTTCATACCATTCATTCGTACGTTGTTCTGGTTGAGGTTTATTCCTCAATAATTGTATTTTATTAGAAATTTTTTCATTATTGGGTTTATATCTTATAAAAGATTTATCATAAGATCTCCTTGGAGTGACATGTGTATAAAATATTTTTTCACTTTCAAAAACAATAAAATCTAAAACAATACTTATAATATGTTCATCTAAACTATTTAAATAACTACAATATGGATCAACCGTTTCAACATGTGTTTTTAACATACTTGTAACATTTGTTTTCATATAATCATCAAAATTTTCTTCACATGTTAACGCAAATGATTCGCTATGTAAACTATTGAATATCTCTAGAGCATATTCTTTCAAATCTGATTTTATTAAATCGTCCATTGAAATATAAAACTTTTCGGCTTGACTTTCTTCTTCATCTATTTCTTGTTGCATCTTTTCTAATTCATCATCATTTAACGGTTTAAACGTTTCAAAAAAGTTCATTATATTAATTTATATATTCATAAATAAAAAATTTTAAATCAATTTTAAATAAACATTTGTTTAAACAACAAACAATATATAAACTAACCAACCAGTAAAGGCTGTTTTTGCTATTATGTCCCCCCAATAAGTATATGGTTCATATGAATTATTAATTTTAAAATTAACATTATCTTTATTTAATATGCTTTCATATTGAATGTCATATTTATTATCATATTGAAAATCATAATTATTTTCTAAATCTCTATCTAATATAACAAATTGATCCCATGAAAGAGATTTTTCAAACATTTTATAATAGTTCTTATAATAATATTATAAAATTTAATCAATTTTTTTGTTTTCTCGAGATTTATTCTTTTTTGTTTTATCCCTTGAATTCTTTGTTTTAGGTGCCAAATTTTTTGAAGTTAAAATTCTATTATCTTGATTTTTTAATGTAAACACCTTTTTATTTTTGTTAAATGATAAACCAGGTATATCTTTAATAATTCCTTCTTCTTTATTATAATTTATATCTTTTATTTTTGTAAACTTTTTATTATCTAATGATCTCAGTAAAAACTTTTCTAAATTTTCTTTTGTCGTTTCAGAAAACATATTTTCTTCACTAAAACGACAACAAAAATCTTTTAATTTATCTATTTTATTTGTTTTATTTAATTTGTTCCAAGGTTGAGATTTATTTAATTCTTTCTCTTTCTCTAAAAAATTATCTATTATATCCATATTACATGATTCTTTATTATTATTTTCTTCATCTCCTTTATATCCAGTATTCAAATATATACTTTTATACTGTAGTTCTCTATCTACACGCGATATTCTTTTAAGTTCTTTTTCTTTTTTTTCGTCAATTTCTGTGTTAGAATTTTCTACTATTACATTCTTTTCTATTTCGTTTTTTGATTCATTAAATTCCATATATTAATTATAATAATTATTTTAACTCATTTAAATATAATTATTTATCTTATATTTTATAATGTATATTTATTGGAATATCATTTATCATTGATGGGTACAAAACAAAACCTGAAGGCCAATGATAAACACTATATGTATCAATTGATTTACATTCACTTACTAAAAACCATTCAACTAATGTGTCTTTTAATATGTCTTTGTGTTTACTATACCCAATATGAGCTATTTTTTCTATATCATTAATAATTATATTTTCTTTATTATTTTCACTTTCTTTTTTCACAAATTTTTTAAATTCAATATTATCACTTAATAATAATACATCTTTTTTATTTTTTACAATTTTTTCATAAAGTACCTTAGTACTTGCACGTTTATTGGGATCATGACCTTTACCGTCAGCCTTATTTCTTACGAAACTACCATCTCCTAGACGAAAATGACAAATATTATATTCATCTTTTAATTTTAAACTTTCTTTTTTTTTTAAATAATATTCATCGAATTCAGAATTTTTTACAAAAATACTACGTAACATTTCTTTTATTGTTTCATCTACCATGTTAAATTCTAGTGGATATATTCCATTACTCATTAATATTATAACATCTTTTTTATTATCGGTAATAAAAGATTTTAAATCTTTTCCTAACACAAAAGGTACTTCATTACATGATCTTACATAATCTGTATATTTATGTGGTTTCACATTCAAATATTTTGATATAGGGTGTTTTTCTACATCAATAATATATTCATAGTTGTACTCTTTACATATAGAATAACAAGTTATAAATCCTCTAAATATATCACCTAACCCCCAATAATTTCCAGTGTCACTTTCTGCTTTGTTATGTACTTTACTTGACCATGTAAATATTACTGTTTTTGTCATTTAATTATCATTACAAATTTATTCAATTTATAAAACTTATAATAGTTTTTTTTCTCTCTTCATTTTTGTTTATAGTATATATGAATGACGCTAACAGCAAACAAATAAACATCTCTGGACAACATAATAAATTCCAGTTGAAAAGAGCACAAAGAGAGAAACAGAGAGAAAATAAACAAAATACTTTTGATGAAAAATTATTATTACAAAGAGAACAAGTAAGATGTATAAATCAAATATATTTAGATAATCATTTTGATAATAAAAACTTATATGAAAATGAAATTAAAAAGAAAATTTCAGGATATAAATCCCAAGATATTAAAAAAAATAGATTTGATCAAGATAAATTTATTGATTTTAATAATGTTATTGAAAAACTCGTCGTTTCAAAACTAAAATGTAAATATTGCAATAAAGATTTAGTTGTACTCACTAATAAGTTTCGAGATAATAATCAATGGACATTAGAAAGAAATAATAATGATATTGGTCATAATACAGATAATGTTATTATTACATGTCTTGAATGTAATCTTAAAAGAAAAAATAGTAATGCTGATAATTTTGAATATACAAAAAAATTAAAAATAAATAAATCATTTTAAATTATTTAAACAATTCACAAATACTTATATATTATGTCTAATTCTTACACTACTCAAAATGATTTGCTTTTAAATAACTTAAAAGCTTTCTATAAAGACTCCGATTATCTTGATCAAATGTTAAGTATTATTAACGGTGAATCTAATATTTCATTACGAATCGTTGATTGGTTTGCTACTAATTATGCTAAAAATTACTATACCGTATACGATATTCAAAAAGATAATTCTGATACTCGTTTTAAAGTGTATATTGATTACAAACTTAAATTAAAAGCTTATTCTAAAAAAAGATTTGATCCTTTCTGTAGATGGGAACGTATTACTTTTCCATATAAAAATGGTACTTCTATACAAACTACTATTGGACAATTGAATTTCTTTAAATGGGCACTTGAAAACAAAGTTGTCAACTATATCAGAGAAAACTATGACACTATTGAAAGTGATATGAATAATAGAAATAGTACTTCTAGAAAAAAAAATGCTCCACTTAATGATAAAAGTAAAACAAGGAAAAAAAGACAAGAATTATCTATTCTTGCTTCAAAAAGTATTAAAAAAGAAGACGTTGAAATTGTTGTAAAATTTAATTAATATTTATAAAATAAATGTAATAATTTATAAATATTTTTATTAAATAGAAATTTCGCTATCAAAATTTGCGATTGGATCAATTTGACTAGCTATCGCTTGGACTGTGGGACTACTCCAATCACTAGCTCCGTTCATTGCATTTTGTAAATTTTTATATTGTGATATAAGTTTTGCTCTTGATTGATCATGACCATATGCTGAGAGTGCTAAACGGACTGAATTCTTATGTTGTTCTGTGATTGGACCACTTTTAATTGTAGCATTAGGTCCTAAATGAGCCTCAAAATCTCTTGCCGCTGCGCTTCCTCCACGTGTTTTACGTGTTGATTTCTTGGATTTCTTAGATGTCTTGGATCTTCTTCTTTTTCCACCAGTACTACCCATATATCCTTTACATTTATCATCAATTACACCAGAATTTATATATTGCTCCTGACAATGTTTATACATTGAAGTATGAGGAACAGCACCCACACTATCCATGTAATTATAAGAACCTTTTGCAAATTTACCTATACCAGTCGCCATTCCCCTATCTTTTGTGAAAACATCCTTATCTACCATACCGGATTTTGCTGCAAGTTCTCCCATTTTTGTTTGGGCATCTCTAATACCTTGTCCTATACCAGTCGCCATTCCTCTATCTTTTGTGAAAACATCCTCACTCACCATACCGGATTTTGCTGCAAGTTTTCCCAAATTACCTCTTACATCTCCGAAATCCATGTTACCAATTTTAAAACCTGCTTTTTTTCCGCGTTTTCTTGTTGATCTCTTGGATCTTCTTCTTTTTCCTCCCTCTTGAGGTTTTTTGAACATCATACCTTTTAAACTATCACCCATATTTTGCATCTTAGCATATGCAAGACTAGGTAAATCACTGAGATTATCTCCTTCTTGCATAAACATATTACCAGCTTTCTTTGTTGATCTCTTGGATCTTCTTCTTTTTCCTCCAACTTTCATTGGCTGTGGCCAACTTTGGTGGCCGGGGTACTTTTTATTGTATTCATCTTTGTTAAGAAATGATTGCGAGTATTGATATTGGGCCATAGCCGCTATTACGTTAGGCGTTGTCGGTTTACCCATTTCCTTTAACTTAATTTTCGCTACATCATTCCAACTTTTAGGTGCACTTGAAAACCCAAACATCCCAGCTTTTCTGGTTGATCTTCTCATAGATCTTTTTTTATTGTATGTTGACTTAGTCTTAGCCATTATATATATATTAATAATATAAAAAATACTTATCATATTATTATCACTAAAAAATTAAAAATTATTTATTAAAAAATTATAGTCCCTTAG